CCGGACGACCTGGCTCAGGCGTTCATGGAGATGGGCGTTTCGCCGGAGACCGTCATCGCCGCGGCTCAGAAGATGCAGGGCGAGGTCGCCGGCTCTGAGGCTTCCGACGAGGACAAGGCCAAGGCCGCGTTCGAGTTGGCCAGCATCGTCAAGCAGGCCCACGCGGTCCGGACGTACATGCGGAGTGGGCAGTTCCAACTGAAGTCGGCTGCTCCGGGGTCGCCCGCGAACAAGCGGCGTGAGGCGGCGAAGTCCTACCTCAACGACCTCCTCAAGTCGGCCGAGTAACTCAGTACACCCACACGAACGAGGTTCACCCGTGACTCCGGAAATTGCGAAGGCCGTCGATAGCTATGTCTCCGCCCTGAATAAGCTCACGGCGGAGCACCAGAAGCGGGCGTCTGCGAAGACCGTCCCGACCGAAGCTCTGGAGAAGGCTGCGTCGGTCCTGGTTGAGACTGGGTTCCTGCCGGCGGAGCGTAAGGCCGAGGCCGTTACGATCCTGGCGGACCCGGTGAAGGCGATCGAGACGCTTCAGAATCTCGCGCAGAAGTCCGCTTCGCTGTTGTCGGGCGTTAGCCGCGACCCGCGGCTGGCTGCCGGTACTCCCGTCAGTACTGAGCCCCAGGTCGACGGGTCGACCGAGAAGTCCGCTGCCGACCAACTGTGGCAGGAGCGGATGAGTCGGTTCCGGAACTCCAACAAGAAGTAACCCCAGGTAACCAGGGCTAACGCCCACGAGGAACGACAGGCATGTCCAGCAACTACGTTTACCCCGGTCAGGCGTACGCCCACACTCTTACGGCTCTGAAGGGCTGGTACGAGTACGGCGCGCTCGACGTGGAAATCGCGATCGGCTCGAACGTCAACATCGGCAGCGTTGGTACCCCGCCGGCCTCGGGCCTTGTGCTCCACGGCGTCAGCGTCAACGCGAACACCGACTTCTACGGCGGGCAGATCAACGGTCCGGGCACCGTCGTGGCCGAAATGGGCTGCGGCGCCGTCCACGGCCTCCCGTACTACCTGTGGCCGGGCGCCAACGACCCGGACGTGAGCAACCCTGGCGTTCCGCCGGGCGTCGCGGTCTACGGCGACACGACCTACGGTCCGCCGGACCAGGTCCCGGTCCTGCCGTCGGCCACCAATCAGAACATGGTTGCGCTCGTGGCTACTGGTGGGTACGAGCTCGAGACGACCGAGTTCGACACCGCCCAGACGTACACCCCGGGTCTGTACCTGCGGGCCGTCACCAGCAACACCCTGGCGAACGCCGGTAAGATCACCAACCAGCGTGGCGCCACCGTCAACTTCAACTCGGACGGGGCGGTCGTGCTCGGTACCGACACCGTGGTCGGTATCGTCAGCCGCGGGACGTACGTCAACGCGAACCGCAAGAGCGCGCTGTCGTTCCACTCGTTCTTCTACCCCGGTACCCGCTAAACCCACACTCACACTGAGGCACACGAGCGGCGGGTTTCCGCCGAACGACTAACGGAGGCTCCCGCGTTACTATGGCCACTCTCAGCGAAATCCAGGTCAAGCAGAACAACAACACGTTCCTTGACATGCTTGAGTCGTCCGCTTTTAACAAGCAGGCGGCCGACGATGCATCCGACTACATCCGGCTCAAGCTGCGCGAAGAGGGCTTTGCGCGGAAGATCATCGAGCCGACCGAGGTCAGTTCGCAGGACCTGGACGAGCAGGTCTGGACCGACAAGCCGGTGAAGATCTACCAGAAGGAAACCGACATCCAGCCGGCCATCAGCGTCGGTTACTCGGCCCAGCCCATCAACTTCTACATCCGGCCTTCGAAGTTCGCGGTCACGCCGACCACGATCCTCAGCCCCCGGATCAACAAGAACAAGTGGGAGCTGCGTACCTACAAGTACGACGTTCGTCAGGTGTTCGCTGACAACATCGTCAAGGACATGCAGGGCGTCGAAGACCGCGCCATGCTGAACGCCGTGAACACCGCCCTGGTGGGTCGCGGGTCCAACATGCCGGGTTCCGGTGTGCCTCAGTACGTCGCCGTGGCGGGCGGGTTCTCACGGTCGTCCGTTGCGACGGCCTGTACGCAGGTTCTACAGAAGACCCCGTACAACATCCCGGTCGAGACGGTCCTGATCAACAACATCACGTACGCCGAGCACCTCAAGTGGCAGCGTGACGAGTTCGGCGGCGACGGCGCCGAGAAGAACCTGACCCAGGGCTGGAAGGCTTCCAACCTGCTCGGGCTCAACTGGCTCGTGACGATCAAGCGGGGCCTGGTTCCGGACTATACGCAGTATATGTTCGGGCCGACGAAGTTCCTCGGCAAGACGTGCCTCTTCACGCCCCCGACGATGTACGTCGAGGTGAAGAACGTGCAGATGTACTCGTTCTACTGCATCGAGGAGATCGGCTCGGTCCTGGCTCACACGGGCGCCTTCGGTCGCGTCGACTACCTGACCTCGTAACGTCAACCCCCGGACGCCTGACTTTTAGCCGTCAGGCGTCCGTTTTCAGCGAACACGGAGACACATAGTGGCCGCGACCGAACTCACCCCTGAGCAGATCCTTGTCGAGAACGTGATGGCCCCGGCGTTCTTCGCGAAGGTCGCGCAGGAAACGAACCTGAACCCGTCGAGTCCGGAGACGGCTCATGACCTCCGGCGGATGGGCGACTTCGTCAACCACACCGTCGACCTCTACCTGCAGAAGGTCGCCTCCAGCCGGCGTAACGACAACGACGCGCTGATCAAGGGGGCCGTCGAGGCCGTTGTTCCCACCCCTACGGTCAAGGTCGACACGACCTCGAAGTCCGCGGTGGATCTGTTCTTCGCTACGCCCGCCGTGGCCGACGCCGCCCGCAAGCTCGCGGAAGCGAAGAAGGCCGCGGACGCCGCCAAGGCGACCACCTAACAACTAAGAGGGAACAACAGTGCCTAACTACAACTCGGACAAGACGGTCGTCCGAAACCCGCAATCCGTTGCGATGTTCTACGACTTCCTCGGCCCGCGTGGTATGACCATCGCGGCCAACACCGACGTCGCCTTCCCGGGTGACATCTTCACGATGTGGTTCCGCAGCTCGCAGAAGCTCCGCTCTCTGCAGTACGCGCTGAACAACAACCTGATCGAGGTCCTGAACTGCCCGGCCTGGGTGGGCTACGACTCGGTCACCACGGGCGTCTACGCGCTCGGCATCCGGAACGGCGCTCCCGTCGGCGTCGCTGCGGATTACGGCAGCTACAGCGGCTCCGCCCCGACCGTGTAACCCCTCCTCCTCGGAAGGGTGTGGACGCTGGGAGAAGACGGCCTTCGGGTCGTCTTCTCTTTTTTCATATGTAGTCTGACGGACTATTTGTATAACATGGCAGTGCCCTGCACATACAAATAGCTACCATATAACTGGGGGACTAACGTGAGTGCTACAATGTTCGGGGAACTGCCGCCTCTGATACTCTCGATGGAGGCCGCCGGCTCGATCGCCATCGCCATCGGTAGCGCCGGGACCTACATTGGTACGAAAGTCGTTGTCGAGTTTTTCAAGTACCTGGCCACCGTCGACGCCGGGTGCATCGCCGCACTCGACAAGCGTGAGGCCGAGCGCAAGGCCGACCTCGAGCGCGAGGTCAAGGAACGCGCGGCCACGATCGTTGAGCTGTCTGACAGCCTCCGCCGGATGGACGAGGAGCGCATGTCGAACACCAAACTGCTCATGGACCTACAGCGCACGACGACCGACGTGCTCGCGAAGATGGAGATGACGCTCAACCTCATCCGCGAGCGCATGTCGAACGGCAAAGAGTAATGAATTCGGGTCCTCCTTGCGTCACTATGAGTGGTGGAGAAACCTCTCGCAGTCACGCAAGGAGACCTGGCACATGTCGCACCTCGCCCCGCCCGCCCACGTCCACGTCCTCTTCAACAACGGGCAGCTCACCCTGCCCGCCTACGACCGTAAGCACCCCGTCGGCCGCCTGACTAGCACGCCGCACGAGAACCTGTCCGAGTACGCCGGCCGCCTGTGCTACGCGTCGCTCCACAAGGAGCGGGGCCGGCCGTCGGCCGAGTACCACAAGCACATCCTCGAGACGCAGCACAACTCCGTCTACGCGCACCACGTCTTCACGTTCGAGATACGCGGCACCGCCGTCGCGATGAGCTCCCTGGCCGCCCTCTGCGGCCGCCCCGGCGTCTGGGTGACCCGGATCAGCCGAGACCACATCCGGTTCGCAGTCAGCCTGCGCGCCGTGCTGGAGTGGGAACAGCACGGCGTCTGCGACGACAGCGACCCGTACGCCTCGGAGATCTCGGCCGAGATGGTGCAGACGATCCGCATCAAGCTGATCACTCTGTTCCCGAACATCATCAATCCGGGCCCGCTGGTGTCGACGTCCCACTTCTACGACGTGGATGCGTTCCTCGAAGACAGCGCCGCCACCACCGAGATGCTCGTCCGCGTCGAGCCCGAGACCGACCAGGAGAAGTGGGCCACGTTCCTCCTGACGGGCGTGTCCCGCGACCTGCTCCAGGAGCTGGTGCGGCACCACTACCAGTGCAACCCGTCGGTCAGATCGACGCGGTACGTCAATGAGGGACCGTACGACGTCTCCGACCCTACGGCCGAGTGCGGCCACATGGTCCCCCACCCGGCTCTGGGCGACATCAGTCGGATGGAGGCCGAGGCCGCGTTCCTGTCCGCCCAGGAGATGAATCGCACCATCTACAGCCGGCTGACGTCGAACGGCGTGCCGCCCAAGACGGCGCGCGGGGCCGCCCGGTCGATACTGCCGGGCTGTCTCGAGACGAAGATCGTGTGGAGCACGTCGCTGTTTCAGCTGAAGCACACGCTCAAGCTGCGGCTCGACCAGGGAACGGGGTCCGTCGACCCGGAGATCCAGAACCTGGCCGGCCTCTTGCGGGACGCCGCCAGATCCATCGGGTGGGAGGTGTAACGTGGAGCGCTACCGCAAGCTGCGGGGGGGAGGTAACGCTCCCCCCGTTCTCTGGCACGCGTGTTCTGCACATGCCTTTGGTCCTGGGCGAAAGAAAGTCTGTCCCCGACTTCCTGAAGTCCTGGGCTGACGTCGTCACGATGATCGGCGTCGAGCTCATGGCTCAGTACGCCGGCCAGGTCGGGTACGTCACGGTGGACGAGCGGTACATTGACGTCGGAGAGACCCTCCGCCGTCCCGGTCTTCACGTCGACGGTTGGCATAAGACGGAGGCTGACGTCACTGCCGGCGGGTGGGGTGGAGATGGCGGCACCTGGGGCGGGTCCGGCGGTGGTAGTTGGGGTGGCGTCGGTCGCGGACAGGGCGGCACCGGCCTGGTCACCGTCTCCAACCCCGCCGGCTGTATGGTGTACGACCAGGAGTTCGACGGGGAACCTGCTCCCGAGGGCGACTGCGAGCACCTCCGCCCGCAGTGTACGGTCGGTTACCTACTGGAGGCCAACACCGTCTACTGGATGGCCCCGCTCTGCGTCCACGAGAGCTTACCGGCCGGCTACGCCCAGAAGCGTCAGTTCTTGCGTCTGTCGATGCCGTCCACGGCCGACTGGTACGAGGGCTACACCGAGAACCCGTTGGGCGTGAAGCCGACGGGCGCGATCAAACCCAGGCGGCGGTTCGTGTGACCGCCCCACCCCGCGTTTCGTGGAGGAATGTGTATGTGGCGACTGTTGGTCCGCTTCTACAACTGGTTCTTCGACAATTCCAAGTGTTTCTGGTATCACCACGGCTGTGTCACGGGTTGGCACTGTAGTAAGACCAGCGGAACGGTCGGACCGGTAGCCACGAGGACGTGTACCAACTGCGGTGCGGTGTGGGAGCACTACCTGAAAGACTGGGGCGTCTGCGACGGGCCCACATGGGGGTGGCAGATCTACAAGCGTAGTAAGTTCGAGGAGTAACACCTTTCTCCGCCACGGACACCCGTGGCGGTTTTTCTTTAGCCGTTAGATATCAGCGTGCAAACCTGTACCCGCACGTGCCCCTCCTGGTAGACTACGCCCCGCGTGACGGTTGACATCTCGGATAAGATCGCCTCAGGAGTTCCCAAGTGGCGCATCACAAGAAGGCTATCCCCTTGGACGACTGGATCAAGGCGCGCGACGAGAACATCGCGGCCCGATTCAATCAGCCCGAGAAGTTAGGTTCTAAGCCCCTCACCGAACGGCACAAGAGGTATCAACAGGTCATCCGAGATAAGGCAATCACCGTCGCTATGGGTCCGGCAGGTACGGGTAAGAGCGGTCTGGCGTGCGAGGTGGGCGTCGAGCTGTTCCGTCAGGGGAAGGTCAAGAGTCTGCAGTTTTTCCGCCCCCTCATCCCCTGCGGCCCGGAGCTCGGCTTTCTGCCCGGCGACATTCACGAGAAGGTGGCGCCCTACTCCGCCCCCATGACCGCGTTCCTGCGTAAGCTGCTGGGCGACGACCTGGACACCCTGCTCATGAAGGGGGTCGTCCAGATCAACGCACTGGCCACGCTCCGGGGGGCCACGTTCGACAACGCGTTCGTGGTGTTGGACGAGGCCCAGAACGCACAGTTCAGTGAACTTCACATGTTCTTGACCCGTTATGGCAAGGGCAGTAAACTCGTCGTCAACGGCGATATTCGCCAATCTGACCTGGGAGTCCGCAAAGCTCGGTGCCCCTTCTATCAGGTGGCGTCGGTCATCCACAAGGACCCCGAGGTCGGGTTCGTGTTGTTCCGGGACGAAGACGTCCTCCGCCCTGACATCGTGAACCGGATCGACAACGCGCTGTACGACTACCTGGACGAGAAGAACGGTAAGTAAAGGAGATGATTAGTGGCGCTTAACCATTCCGCGCTATTGGACGAGATCCAGAGCGGCCCTCTGGCCGCCACTCTCGCTCCGCTCGTGCAGGCCGGCGACGACGCTGGCGTTGCGAAAGCTCTGATGGACCCGCAGTTCGATGGGTACATCCTACCCGTCCCGCTTCTGAAGCTGCTGACTGAAGCGGGCACCGTAGCTCTGCTCGACCTCATTCGCGAGCACGGACTACTCCCTAGCGCCAACCCGTCCCTCCCGCCCAGCACTCCGGCCCCTACCGGTCTCATGGTACTGGCCTACCGCCTTACTCGGGTGTTCGACCACGGGCTGCGGATGTCCAAGGCCGACGCGGTCGCGGGGTGTGACGTCCTCGTCGCGTCCCAGCTGATGACCACTGATGTTCGGGACGCGGTGTTGGCGCTTGAGGTCAAGATCGGGCGGGCTCAGGTTCTGTGGTATTACGACGCAGTGGTGACCGGCAACGACGTCGCCCGCGCTTTCGGTAGGAGCTAATAAATGGCGACGACGGAAAAACTGCTTCTTGGCGTTCAGACCTCCCTCCTGACTACTGGTCTGGACTCCCTGGCTAACAACTCTTTAGCCATCAGCAACACGTTCGACAACACACAGGGTCAGACCGGCGACGGCTACACGCTGTGCGACCTCGAGTTGGTCGTCACGTACGGCGTCGCTCCTACGGCAGGGACGGGCGTCAGCGTCTGGTTCCTGAGCACGCAGGACGGCACGAACTTCGAGGACGGCGGTACGTCTACCACCCCAGCTCGTTCCCCCGACGTCGTCATTCCCGTGGCGGCCGTCACTACTGCTCAGCGTATCATCCGGCGTGCCGTCATGCCTTGGGGTCGGGTAAAGGTTCTCGCCAAGAACGACGGTACGGGTCAGGCTATGGCTGCGTCGGGCAACACCCTGAAGATCCGCACAGCGACTCGGCAGGCCGTCTAATCTGATCTGGGGCTCAAATGCTCTACGACTACGGCGAACCGGGTCGGGTGAACACCCTCGACCCGGTGGACAGAACGCACACCGTCACCGCGGGTCTGACGGGGTGGTGGAAGGGCTTGGACGGCTTGGACGGCACCCGCCTCTTGCCTAACATCGTCACAAATTCCTACGCCGACGCGGGTCAGTTGAACGGTACGCAGACCAACAGTCCTCCTGGGTATCAGTGGGTCGGTACACCGTTTGGTCCCGGGTTGAAGTTCGACGGAGGTACGGGGTACGCCGACCTAGGCGGCGCGGCAAAGTATAGTCCTGGCGTGACGTTCGCCGCCTTCGCCTGGATCAAACCTAACGTACTCAACTCTTACCAGATCCTCTTCGGGAAGGACTCAGACACGTTGGGTCGTGACTGGATGTTCGGGTTTGGGTACGGGTCAGGTCAGCTGGTCTTCTACGACGTGCCCACCAACTGCACCATCCAGCCGCCTGCGGTTCTGACCGGGGAGTGGCAACACGTCGGGTTCATCCAGAAGAACAACGCAGTGACCATCTACTGTAACGGGGTTGCTATCGGTTCCGGTACTAACTCTCGTGTAGGTAGTTCTGGCGGTGTTGGCGGAAATCTATTGCTCGGTCGCAGAGCCTACAGCGGCTTCAACCAGTCTTACAACGGTTGCATCGCCGACCCGATGGTCTGGATGGGGACCGCCCCTAACGCGTGGGACGTGTACCAGTCGTCGCTCAATCAGTCTGAACGTGATCCAAGATTGAGGAAAGTGAGGTCTACGCTCCGGGGCACTGCTGCTATACTGTCTTCGAGCAGCTTCTTCAGACGCGGGCTGTACCTACGCGCAGGGTCTCGAGGGGTGATGTAAGTGGGCTACCTACTACAACAGTCGTCGACGACCCGACCCCTCCTGTTCCTAATGGTGTCGTCGACCGACCACATCACCCCTGTCACCGGCCTTACCCCCGTCGTTACGATCTCCAAGAACGGCGCGACTTTCGCTTCTCCCGCCGGCGCTGTGACTGAGGTGGGTAGTGGCTGGTACAAGGTAGCCGGAAACGCCACGGATACGGGTACTACCGGTCCGCTGGTGCTCCACGCCACTGGCGCCGGGTCTGACCCGTGCGACGATCGCTTCGAGGTCGTCGCGTTCAACCCGGACGACGCCACCCGACTAGGCATCACCGCTCTCCCTAATGCGGCTGCAGCCGCGTCGGGTGGTTTGCCCATTCTTGGTACGAACGCCACCGCCATCAGTTTCACCGGTGGCATGACGATCAGCAGCAGCACGGGCACCGCCTTGGCTTTGACGTCTTCGGGCGGCAACGGCAGCGGTCTGGCCGCTACGGGCAACGGCACCGGCCACGGCATGTCGTTGACGGGTGGTGCGACTGGTAACGGTCTCAACGCGGCTGGTGGTGCGACGTCGGGGCACGGCATCAACGTTTCCGCTACTGGAGCCGCGAAAAACGGGATTAACATTACGGCGGCTGGGGCCACCGGTAACGGCATTTTTGCGTCTGGTGGAACTGCCGGTAACGGCATGTCTCTGACGGCTGGTTCGTCGGGCGGTAGTGGTTTGCTTTTAACTGGCGGCGCTTCCGGTTTTGGTCTTTCGACGACGGGTCTGTACGGGTTCAATTTGGGCGGTAACACGTATGGCGTGTACTGCAACGGCCCGGCGATGTACACCAAGAGTTTGACGATCCAAGGAACAGCCGGCAACGCCGCTTTGACGCTGCAAGGCGGTAACGCGTCCGGAGCCACACCGGCCGGTGACGGCCTGGTCGCGATCGGCGGGGCGGCTAGTACGACGTCGGGCGGCGTCGCGGGTCGTGGTTTCGAACTGGTCGGCGGTGCGGGGGCGGCGTCCACGAACGGTGCGGGTGACGCTTTCTACGCAACTGGCGGCGGGACGACGACGGTGTCCGGCGGGGCCGGTATGTCGCTGGTCCATACGGGTTCGGCGTACGACTTCGACGCTACGACGACCCCGCTGTCCGTTGGCGGTGGCGGGGGCGGGAGCGATCCGTGGTTGACGACCCTTCCGGGTTCATACACTGCGGGTTCGGCCGGGTACATCCTGGGGACGTACCTTGACGCCGCGATCAGCAGTCGGTCGACGTACGCAGGAGGCGACACGTCTGGTACGACGACGCTGCTCACTCGTATTCCGTCCAACCTCGCGATCTCGTCCGGCGGCGTTACAGTTGCTGGCTACGCGACCGGGCAGGACCCCGCCACACTGACGCTAGCTACGCCCGCCAACAAGCTGGCCACCGACGTCAGCGGCCGCGTCACGGTAGGTACGAACGCCGACAAGACGGGCTACAGCCTGTCTCAGGCGTTCCCAGCGAACTTCTCCTCGCTGTCCGTCGACGCCAGCGGTCGAGTTGATGTCGGTAAGATCCTGGGTACGACTTCCGCGGGCGTCGCGGGGTATGTGGGCATCGACTGGTCGCACGTCAACGCACCTACGACCGCCCTGGCCCTGACCAACACGACGATCAGTTCTGGGCAGCAAGTCGACCTGAACACGATCAAGACGCAGGCAGTGACCGCTGCGGCAGGCGTTACGTTCCCGGCGAGCATCGGGACGAGCACGCTGACTGCCGCCAACGTCTGGGACCTCGCCACGACCGGGCACACGACGGCCGGGACGTTCGGGGCCGCAGTCGTAGCCGCGGGCAGCGCTGGCGACCCCTGGGCCACGTCTCTGCCTGGCGCGTATAGCGTGGGGACCGCTGGTTACATTTTGGGGACCAACCTCAACGCGACCGTCAGCAGTCGGTCGACGTATGCTGGCGGCGACACGAGTGGCGTGACCACTCTACTTACACGTCTACCGTCGACGCTGACCGTCACAGGTGGCGGCGTCACCGTCGCAGGTTACTCGGCGAGCCAGGACCCGGCCTCGTACGTTCTGGCGACACCCGCCAACAAGCTGACCACGGACTTGAGTGGTCGCGTGACGGTGGGGTCTAACGCTGACAAGACCGGGTACACGCTCACACAGACATTCCCGACTAACTTCGCGACGTTGTCGATCGACGGTACGGGCCGCGTTACCGTCGGAACGAACGCCGACAAGACGGGTTACAGCCTGACCCAGACGTTCCCGGCCAACTTCGCGTCGCTGTCCGTCGACGTCAGCGGGCGCGTCGACGTTGGTAAGATTCTGGGCACTGCGTCCGCTGGTGCTGCCGGGTACGTCGGGATCGACTGGTCCCACGTCAACGCCCCGACGTCGCCTCTCGCACTCACCAACACGACGATCGCGCCCGTAAGCGTCTCGGGCACGCCGTCCGTCAACGTGACGCAGATTGCGGGTCAGACGGCCTCCGCCGCGGCCCCCGTCACGTTCCCGGCCTCGATCGGCACGAGCACCTATGCCGGGGCCGACACGCCTGGCACGACGACGTTGCTGGGTCGCGTCAGCGCCCCTGTGGCTCTCGCCGGAACCGCCCCCGCATGGTACTCGACGGCTCCGGACTCCACGGCTGTTGCAGGCGCAGTATGGAACGCACTGACCGCGAACTACAACTCTCTGGGCACGTTCGGTCACGCGCTACAAGGCATCAGCGCCGCGGCCGACCCGTGGACGACGTCACTGCCTGGCAGTTACGCCCCAGGTACGGCGGGTCACATTATCGGCAACCAGCTGGATGTCGCGGTCTCGTCGCGTATGCCCGACGGTGCAACGGTGGAAGCCACGCTGGTTGCGTCCGCCCTGGACTCCATCGCGGTCGCGTCGGGGCTGGGGTCCAGGTTCACTGACGAGAACGGTCAGCCTCTGGGTACGATGAACCTACGTCAGGCCGTTTCCGCGTTGCTGGCTGTCTTGATTGGCGACCGCGTCGGGGTCGGCACCCGCGAGATCACCGCACAAATCCCGGGCGATCCGACGAAGGTCACCGCCGACCGCGTCAGCAAGAGCGTCATCCAGTCCACCGTCCAAGTCAGGAGTTAACATGGCCGACCCCACCGACCCTGACGCAACACTGCTGACCGATTACTTCGGGCCTCTGGAGCCCGTCTGGGCCCCGGATAACACGGTGACAGACGGTAAGCGTCTCACCGTTGTCCCCGTCGCGAAGCTGTACGGCGACCCGCTCTATGGTAAGATCCGTGGGGTAAGGGTCGACCAGGGTACGAACACGTGGCTGCAGTACGTCCCGTACTCTCAACAGACCGGCGCGCCCCTCGCGATCTCCGTGGGCGGGTACTCGACTCCGCCCACGGTCGAGGTGCGGTATCGCGAAGCCAGTGGGACGCTCCCGAGCATCTTCGTTCCGGACACAGGTGACACGCCCGCGTTAGCCTCGGACGGCCGTAGCGTGTACCTACCCCTACCCGTCGAGCTCAAGGACGGTCCGGGTGTGTACAACGCACAAATGATGGTGCGGGACGGGAGCGGTCAGGAACGCTTGAGAGGTGACTTTTACGTCATCGTCGACCGCGGGATGTGGGATTCGACGGGTGGAGCACCCAACGACAGCGGTCCCGTCACCGTCCAGGAGATTCAGAACGCCCTGCGGGACCACCCAGGTGCCAACCGTCTGCTGGGCAACTTCGAGTTCGACCTGGCCGAGATCGCTCAGTGCATCGTGTCCGCGGTCCAGACGTTCAACACGACGTCGCCGCTGGGTTGCCCCGCGCTATCTACGCGGAACTTCCCGACGCAGTGGCGACGCAACATGCTGGACGGGTGCATGTCGTACCTGTGGGAGACGGCCTCGACGTACTTCCGCCGCGGCGACTTGCAGTACCAGGCCGGCGGTGCAGCCGTGGCTGACCTGGCCAAGAATCGTGACTACTCCGAGGCCGCGATGATGTACCGTGAGCGGTACAACAAGTGGTGTCGTGAGGTGAAGACGCGGGCTTCGATCGACGCGGGTTGGGGTGCACTCGGCAGCGGGTCCACCTGGTACGGCGCGGTCTAACCGGACGGACGCATGACTCTCCCACTGGCTACGTACTACACGACCGCTTACGGCCCCGGGCAGACCGTCGATCAGTCGGTCCCATCCCGGTCGTTGGGTGGGTACGCGGCCACCAACCAGTGGAACGGCGGCGTACAGTTCGACCTGTTCAACACCGCCCAGGACACGGACGTCGTCAACAGCCGCCCCGACTACCGGGCGGTGTACGTCTATAACCCGGACCCGTCTCACACCTACACGGACGTCCGCGTCTACGTCATCCCTCGCACGCCGGGTGCGACCAACTTCTTCCCGGCGGTCGACCCGATGCCGCCGAGCTACATCGACAGCACGTCGCCTCAGGGCGTCGACGTCTCGACCCCGTACACCGCACCAGTCGGCATCACGTTCGGCAACAGCGCCCTCAGCTACGGCACCGGCGTATCAATCGGCGACCTGGTCCCACAGTCGGGGCGGATGGTGTGGTTGCGTCGCGTTCCTTTAGCCACTGGCGGTCCCCAGGATACGGTCGACGTCGTCTTCCAAGCGGCGGACCTGTCGTCGCTGTCCCGACGCGTGTACTGGGAAACGGTCACGACGACCGTCAGTCAGTACCAGCCGTCGCTCATCCCCGGCTACGTCCCGACGTCCACGCCGTTCACGGACGTTAAGGTCGACTTCATGTCCACCGGCGGCACCCGCGTCACCTGGCAACTCAGCAACCAGATGGTCGACGGCGGTGTGTACACTTACCAACTGCAAGTCGCCCAGACGGGCACCGCCGCTAGCGATGACTGGATCAATGTAGGCGCCCCGGCCGTTGACGCCCCGGCGCTGTACGACGCGGAGCAGCGGATCTGGGGCATGACGCCCACCATCGCTTACCGCGTGGTACTCACGACCGACGGCGGTCAGTACACGTCGCCGCCCGCGCAAGCGTTCGGCCTATTAACCGTCAAGGACACACTCCTGCGGACCGAGATGATCCGCAAGGAGACGCTCAGTCTGCGAACCCTTACGGGCGTCAACGGTTACCTACTGAAGGCCCGCAGGTACGGAACGCGGTGCTCGTGCGTCGACCCTGTGACGTTCGAGATCACCAACTCCTCCTGCCCCACGTGTTACGGCGTCGGGTTCGTCGGCGGCTACTACGCCCCGGTCTATTTGACTTTCGCCTCCATTCCGGGGAAGAAGGCCACGGAGCGGGTGCTGTACAACGAGACGCTGGGGACGGATCGCCCCGTTACTCTTAGGGGTCGGATGCCGGCGGACACCCTCATCTCCGCCCGTGACGCGTGGTGCGCCGTAGGTAGCGACGACCGTTACTACGTCCACGAGATTGAGGAAAAGGTCGCGTGGCGAGGATACCCGGTTATTTACGACGTCGAGCTAAGATTGGCTCCCAGATCGAACATTCTTTACACCTTTGAACTCACTCGTCCGACCACGCCGCTGCCGCCCTACGCCCAACCCGAAGTCCTACAACTCTAACCGCTAAATAACAAGCACTCCGGTGTCATAATTACAGGATGGAGGGGATCGTCCCTTTCGTCCTGTACCCGTCTACACGCCCGGAGTACGCATGTCTAACGACTCGCCTACGTACGACCCCGACAGGCCCCACATCCGCGGGTGCGCCCGCAAAGTCCTGGAGATCCTCGCGCTTCTCCCCTCGACCCACCTCGGCCTGACGGCGAATGGGATTCTCCGGCGGACGCCCGAGGCGCTGCAGATGAGCAGCCTCAAGATGTTGTCCCGCGTGATCGCTCGGTATGCGCGGCGTGGGTGTATCGCGTCGCGGCTCTCTGGTCCCAACTCCCGGCGGCGCGTCTACAGTATCACGGACAAAGGACGACAAACGCTGACCGACGCCGGCAACGGCCTGACCATGCACGCGCGGACGACACGGTCGGCCTCGCGTCCCGCCGCGACTCGCCGGCGTGCTTCAACCCCGTCGAGGGCTCCGACGCCGACCACGGTGGTGAGTCAGTCGCCGCTTCAGACGTCAGCTCCCCTGGTGCCCGTGCCTGGGGTGTACGCGACGACGACCGTCCTGTCCGCCCGCCCGGTGGTGTTCGTCATGACGCCGCGCACCCACCTCGTCGAACCCGCCGTCGAGCCCCAGGCAGTCGACGCCTCGATCCGGAGCGTCGTCGCCGCCTGCGAGTACCAGGCCGGAGACAGGGTCTGGCTCAAGTCGAAGCCGGACGCCATCGAACACCCGTTCGTCGTGATCGGCCACACCATCGTGGTGAGCGGCCGGAACGTCGCCGTCAACCTCGTCGTGCGCGAGCACGGCAGCACCCGGATCCTCGACGCCAAGATCGAGGATTGCACCCGCGCCGTCTAGTCTAACCGTCAACACGGAAATAGGGGGGACCTACGATGAGCAGCCGGAAAGCCAAGAAGGTCGAAGAGCGGCGTACCAAGCGCCTGCACCAGTCCACGTTCACCTTCCCCTGGGACGACGTCCCCATCCACCTGGGGACGCCGACCAAGCGGAAGCCCCGCAAGACCGACAACGACGAGGACTACCAGCTCGACGCCGAGCACCTGATCGACATGATTAGCTGACTCACACTTTCGCGTCCGCAGCACTATCACCACCCACAAGGACGACCATGCAGACCGAAATCCTCGGCGTCGATCACGACGCCGATTACCAGACGTTCCGGGCGTCCGTCGCCCAGAGCGTTCTGACGACCAACGTCGACGACGCGTTGTGCGTCGCTCAGGTCGACTACAACATGCTCTGGAAGGCGTACCTCGACGGCATCCCCGCCGAGCACCGCCAGCACTACAACTGTAGTGCGTGCAGGCACTTCTTCAAGCACTACGGCAGCCTCGTCCTGGTCGACGCGGACGGCCGGAAGAAATCGGCGGTATGGGGGTCGGGCGTAAAGGGCATGTTCGGCCCGATCGCCGCCCAGCTGGCCGAGGTCGTGCGGAACGCGCCGGTCAAGGCAGTGTTCGCGACCAAGGAGTCCGTCTGCGGCCACCCGCAGAACTTCGGCCGCGACGGGCAGACGTGGACGCACTACTCGTGCGTACTCCCTGCGAGTCGCGTCGTGACCGACCCGCTCGTCATGCCGGGCCGTGTGCGGGCCGAGAGCATGGAAGCCTACACCAGCGTCAGCCGGGTGTACCAGGCGATCGAGCTCAAGACGATCCAGACGGCGTACGACCTGGCCGACCAGGGCCGCCTGAACCGGTCGGGCGTCAACAAGGCGTCGCTGGAGTGGTTACTGGCTCTGCACGCCGGGGCCGGAGCGACGCTGGAGACCCGCATCTGGTACGGCGTGGCCAAGAACCCCGCCCTGCTCCACCTGCGAGGGTCGGCCCTGGGGCAGCTGCTGGAGGACCTCCAGAACAGCAGGGTGACGGTCGACCGGGCCGTCAACGTCTACAACGACCGCACCGGCACCGGGTACCGGGTGGCGACGGCGCCGCCCAAGATCGGCAGCGTCCGCAACGCCGAGCGGATCGTGACCGGGCTGGGGGTGGACGCGTCGCTGAAGCGGCGGTTCGCCAAGGTGGAGGAGCTGCAGAAGCTCTGGGAGCCGAAGCCGAAGGCCCCCACCGCCGGCACGGGCGGGGTGTTCGGCGGTGTGGTGGTGCGGGCGCAGGCGGGTGTGTCGTCGGGGCCGGTGTCGGCGACCCCCGTGCGGATGACGTGGCAGAAGTTCGCGCAGACGCTCCTGCCGTCCGCCGGTAAGATCCAGTTCCGGGTCCGACAGGACCGGGTCAGTTGCCACTGGGGCGCGTTCACGGCCCCGCTCGCGGCAAACGACCCGCCGATCTTCGCGTGGGACGACCCCCACAACAGGAACCCGTACGGGTTCTTCGCGTGGGCGTGTCGGGATGATGGTCCCAAGATCGTGGGATTCCGGGACGGACAGGTCGTCGACGTGACGGGGGTGGCCTATACCCCGTCCATCTGGAACGGCAAGACGTGGGGGCACGACCACGGGGTCGTGTTCACCCTCGACGGCGCCCGCTTCCAGGCCGACTGGGGGATGGCGCTCTTCCCGGTCGAGCTGCGGACGGAGCTCCAGCCGGCCCGCGCGACCATCACGGCGTTCTCCAAGGCCAACAACCTGGCCGACCGCGCCGACGCCACCGCGGTGGGGTTCTACCTGCAGAACCGCACCACCACGCCGAAGGGCGCCCCGTTCGTTCAGGAGGCCCACCTGAACGTGTACACCAACGTCGGCAACCAGTACGTCGTCATCGACCGCTGGGACTGACTCCTCCAACGTCCACAGAAGGGGGGTGATGTACTCTGCCGGGAGCCATGTGTAGTAGGTGCAAGGGTTACCACTCGCCAATGGAGCCCTGTGCCTACCAGTAGATTCGCCCGAGTGGGTTGAGTGACTCGCTCGGGCGAACATGACAACTATTCTGATCCCCGCGACGGCCAATCGGCCGTCGCTTTCTTTTATTCGTGGAGACGCCTGTGAAGCTCGAGACCCTCGAAGGCCGCGAAGTCCCCGCCGTCATCGGCACCGCCGGCGACCTGTTCACCGTCAACCCGGCGGACATCCCGACCGGCGTGACCCCGCTCCCCGCCGGCGCGTTCGTCGGCACACCCGACGGCACCGTCGGGCAGCTGCAGGCGTTCCTGAACCCGAACGACCTGTCCCAGCTCTACAACGTCAAGTTCGCGATGACTCCCGGCCTGGCCGGACGCGTCGAGATCTCCACGTACGAGGGCGTCGTCGTCTACAACGGGTTCCCGTTCGGCGACGACGCGCGCTACGGTGGGACGATCGCCGTCATACGCGCCCAGCCGGGTGAGGCCAACCGTCTCGCGTTCGGCATGCCCGGGGCGGGCGCCGGCCCGCGCGTCGGCATCCTGGCGCTCACAAGCGTTTCGACCGACCCGCCCCGCGTCGAGATGGTCCAGAGCTTCTTCGCCCTGGACGCCGAGTACCGCGGGGGCATCAAGATCCAGTCGTGCCCGGAGGGTATGAACGGGCCGGCCGCCCTGCTGTGCCTGCCCGGGGCCGGGGGCGGGCCCGTGTGTACGATCATCGACGTGAACACGGGCGTGATCAAGGCCACGGTCCTGGCCGGCCCCGCCGACGACCGGTCCGGCGACTACCACTTCCCCTCGCAGGGCAGCGGCGTGTCGTCCCCGTACGTCGACGGCGTCCCGACGGTGTGGTCCTTCATCGTCGGCCGCGGGTACCACGCCGCCACCGCGACCGAGCCGCCGCGGTTCGACAGCGTCAAGGCGTTCAGCATCGACCCGATGTCGGAGCAGTACCCGATCGGCGCCGACGTCACCGTCCTGTTCGACGCGCTCAAGCTCGACTAGCGGGGCGACGTGATGACCCGTTCTGTTACACGAGACCCGCACGGACTTGTGGTCACTGGTGCGGAAGAACGGGGGGCTGACGGTTTCATACACATCGTCAGCCCCCCGTTCGCCTATATCAGCCCCCCGTCCGCCAGTAATCGTAATTACCGGGAATACTACCGCGTGTGGTGGTGTTTACCGTTCGGGGGCTCGTGGCTATTCGTTCAGGACGAGGAAGGTTGACCCGTGGAGTACTACTGAGGATCCGTGAATGAGCACACCCAAGCCGGTTAACGCGTGTCGAGACGTGTGTCGGCAGGCGTTCGGCGTTGTCACTGTATTCTGTAAGCGTGGGGGAGGTAAGTCCGGCGTGACTTCGCATCTCCTCCACACGCGCCCGTCGGGCGAGAAGCGTACCCGCTTTAACCCTCGCGAGGTCGACACGAGCGGTCTCGTCGATGACGACGGGCCGTTGTGGGGTTGGCCTAGCGGCGTCATTGACGTAGCGTCACTACGTTATGCGGGCTCCGAGTTCGCCCGACGGGTACGGCCGGACCTCGCGGTCCACGACGCTGACACGGCGCTACAGATCGCACGCGCCATGTCACCCCAGGAGCTCAATTCGCACCTCTCGTGGTGTCACGACATCGACGCGGAGTGGGATGAGGCCGTCGTCCAGGCGTACCTCGACCGCCCCGACGTCGGGGCGTCCATCGACCGTGTGTGGGCCGAGAACGTCCGACTCTGGGACGAGGAGTCGGCGTACCTCGCGACGTTACCCGACCAGGAGGGGCCGGTGTGGTACGGCTTACCGGACTACCAAGAACTGTTCGTTCCGGACGACGAGGGTTAACTGTTGGAGGCCGACATGATCCGTGCGTTGTTACGAGCGTCTCAAGACGTCAATGTCTATCTTGAGCGTGGCATCAGGAGTATCCGGCTGAACGTCGGATCGCGCCTGAAGCGTCACGTCCTGGCCAAAGACGAAAGGTACCGCCTCGTCGGTAAGAAGCCGCTGAACGAGGAACAGTTTATCACGTCGCTCCTCCCCAACGGGTTGTCACTGTTCGTCCCGGACGAGGAGGGCTAACCACGAGGTGAGGAGTACTACCATGAGCACGCCGATCGCCATGCACCGCGAACACCACGTGACGGTGTTCTTCCCGCGTACTGACACCGCCGACCGAACGTCCGGTGCGGTGGTGTCACGCGCGGTCAGCACCGCAACGCACCCGACCGTGATCCGCGACCCGCCGCCTGTGCCGGCCGAGGTGAAGGCGGCGGTCAGGAATTCGCCGGCTTTACAGCTGCTGAGACACGAGCTCCGCAAGAAAAGTTCGCGCCGCAGACTCCCGAGAACCCGTGGTACGTTAGGCGTCTTGACGCCTAACGAAATCGCCCACGCCCGAACGCTGCTCGACCACGATAGGGCGCACACGCTGCACCTGCACACGAAGCAGCTGTCTCAGGACTTCAAGGTCCTGTGGCAGAATCTGCCTAGGGCGCACTACCTGTTCGTCCCGGACGAGGAAGGTTGACCGACACTATTAACAGGGGAAAATTGTGCCTAACAACGCGCTCGAGGCCCTGAGAGCCCGGTGGAGGGGGTTTGTGACGGTCGCTCGTGGCGAGTTCATCGGTGGCGGACCCGAACCGACGTTTTTCATCGACGACAAACGTCGGCTCGAACAGATCCACGACCAGGCTAAGCGAATCGACGTCGGTAAGCCCGCGCTACGAGACTTCGACGGCAACTCACGTCTTGCCAACGTCTGGGCACGGCTGCCGGGTGGGTCGATTTTGTACGCACACATCAACCGCACCAGCGGTAAATTGCCGCGTGACGTGACGCGGCAGATGTGGCGCGAGCTGTTCGTGTTCGACGAAGAAGGCTGATCCTGTTCCTCTGACTTGAAAGGAAGACGATGTCCAACGTCCGCCGCGTCCGCCTCGCGAAGTTCCTCAACCCGACGGCCGCCGACCTCAAGGTCGACCCGAAGCAGTACTGCCTGGGGCACCTGGACTACTTGATCTGGCGCAAGGAGGCCAAGCTGGTCCACCGGGGCGCCAGGCAGTACGTGGAGTACAACTGCGTCCGGGAGCCCATCCGGACGCACCACTGACCGTCGAGCCCGGGGTGACCCCCGGGCTTTTTCTTAGCCGTCGGAAATCCTAAACACAACTAGTCAAGTTTAATGGGCATCAGTTAATCTACCCGACAACCACCATTGGGGACACGAAAGATGCCGTTCACTGTGACGTCCGCACTCACCGCCGTCGACCGCGCCGCCCAAATGGACCGGACGTTGCTCCTGCCCCTGCGGCCGGTGATCGTCGGCCCGCGGGCCGCACTGCACCGATACAGCGTCTCCAGCGAGAAGGCGTCTCTCGGGACGTACGACAAGCTCGCCGACCACACGTACACGTTTCCCAACCGGTCGTCCACGTCCGTCATCGACCAAACGACCGTACGTGTGTTTGGCGACCAGGTGTGGCTGAACTTCTTCAACAAGTACACCGGGGCTAACGGCTCCTGCCAGTGTTCGTCCTCGTTCCCCAACCGGGTTCGAGCGGCCAACTACACGTTCAAGACAGGCAACGGCTCGACGCGCACTTCGGACTTTGGTGACCGCGACGTCAAGGTGGGCGACCTCGTCCAGATTCAGTACGGTGCGTCAATCCTGAACACGTCCGTCACCGGGTTCGTGGGGGAGACGGTTGCCGCTGTTACCAGTTCCGCCACCGCCGACTCGAACAACAAGGCGACGCAGACCAGTTCGGCGACCATCTCGCAGGTCTCTTCGACCCCGATCAACGAAGTCGTGGCCATCGCCACCGGCACGTCGTACGAGTCGTCCGCTGACGGTTATCTGACGCGCACTTACACGATCACCGTCACCCAGGCTTCGACCGGTAGCGACGCTACCACGGCCCGACTCTCGGTGGTCAGCTCTGACGGGTTGGACAACGTCGCCAGCGTCACCCCTGCTGCCTTCGCCTCACCGACTACGATCGGTACGAAGGGGTTGACCGTTACGTTTTCTCTGGATAGCGGTCACGCTGGGGCGAGCGGTTCTGGTATCGACCAGGACGACTTCGTCGTGGGTCAGCAGTGGACGGTGACGGTGTCGCAGGCGTTTACCGCCCCGACCGCCACCGCCGCCGGCACCTACACTGGCACCAAGGACGACACGTACGTCGTAACCGTGACCCGTGGTGGGGCTTATACCGACACCACGCCCCCGCAGATCACGGTGTCTACGACCAACGGCTCTGATCGATCTGGTCCGACCAGTATCACCGCCGCGTCGACCGCCTTCGCCGTCGGGTCGTATGGCGTGACAGTCGCTCTCAACCAGACCAAGCTACGTAAGGGCGACATTTACTACATCCCCGTTACGGCCGCCAGCCAGGGTGCGCTGAAGACTCTCACCCTCAAGGACGACGTTCCGGCCGACATGCGTGGTGTTGAGGTTAATCTGCGGCTGTTTGCCCTCCGTAACGCGTTCGAGGTCGCTAAGCACACCACGACCTGGTCGACGACCTCAACTGGTATCACCTTGAAGGCTGGTATCACCGTCACCGACTCTGAGTTTACGACGGGCGGGGTGCTGACGGCGTTGGTCCTCGAAACCGGGACGCTGTACGTTGATTATCGTGAGTGGATTACGACCAACACGGGGACTGTGGTGGAACTGACCAAGCGGGCAGACATTGTCGCCGCGTTGGGTCCGGTCGACCGCGCTAACCCGTTGGCCCAGGGTGTTGACTTCGCGTTGCAGAACACCGCGGGTGAGCTCGACGGCGACCCGTCACGCCCGGCCTCGACCACGACTGATATCGTGTACGCCGTCTCCGTGGGCGACCCGACGGTTACGTCCAACTGGACCAACGCGCTGCGTGGCCTGGAGGAGAACGATTACGCCTACACGATCGTTCCCCTGTCGTCCGACTCCGCCGTGCAGTCTGCTGTCGTCAGTCACGTGCTCGCCCAGAGTGCTGCGGACGTTGGATTCTACCGCCGGTGCTTCCTGGCTGGTCAGCTCACGGAGACGATCGGCGTCGTTACGGCCAGTACGACCTCCGACGCGTCGGCGGCGACTGCCACCGCCTCGGGAACGACCCTTACGACGTCGGCGAATTCGCAGCTCATCACGAACGGCGTGCGGGCCGGTGACGTGGTTCGTATCAACTTCGCTACTGACGCTGACGGCGTTGTGACTTACTCAACGTTCGTCGTCGACTCGGTCCTGTCCCAGACGTCGCTGACGCTGACCACGTCCCCTGGCACGCTGTCTCCGGCCCGACAGTTCGAGGTGTGGCGGACCCTTACGCCGACCGAGTTGGTGACCCAGCAGACCGCCCTGGCCGCGTCCCACGCTACGGCCGTCGGTCGCGTGTGTTACTTCCTCCCGGACCGGGCCAGCTTCGGCGGCACGAGCTACGACGGGTACTTCCTGGCGGCTGCGGTCGCCGGGCTCTCCGCCAGTGTTCCTAGCCATCAGAACTTGCGGAACGTCGGGGTGGTCGGGTTCGACGACCTGTCCCGCGTCGCCAAGCTGTTCAACGGCGGCCAGCAGAAGGACCTGAAGAACGGCGGGGTGTTCGTCGCCTCCCAGACGTCCGACGGCACCGTCTACCTGCGTGGTACGGTCACCACCGACCTGACGCCGATCGGTCTGCGCGAAGAGATGATGGTCCGCAACCTGGACATGATCCGGAAGGCGATCCAGACGGCCTGGGCCCCGTACGTCGGCACCGGCAACTCGACCGGCAACCTGCGCCCGTCGCTCGAGGCCGCCCTCGCCCAGCTCGAAGCCAAGATGCGGAACACCGCCATCGCCGCGCTCGGTACGCCGGTCGGCTCGCTCCAGCTGACTGACCTGTCAACCGTCCCTGGCAGCCCGGATCAGGTCAGTGTTACAATCGCCGTCAACGGTCAGGCTACCCCTCTGAACCTGATTCAACTCGTGCTAGACGCAGCGTAAGCGTCACGGAGACTACAGATGAGTGACCTCTTCGGTCGTCAGAGCCAGGTTCTTGCGGGCGGGTTGAGCTCTGACGCCATGTTCATGTCCTGGCCCGCGCTCGCCAACGTGGCGGGTGCGGGGCTCGGGATGATGGTGCAGCAGCTCAGCGTCGACTATCGGCAGCCGATCCGTCGGGTGTACGAGATCGGGCCGGGTATCGTCCCTGGTATGCCTAACGCGGCGGTCTGCGACATTCCCGGCGCTCCGCTTCTACCCGGCGTTTGTGCGGCGCGGCAACAGCCGACGTACTACATCATCGGGCGTCCCGAGGGTCGTCTGCAGTTCGGCCGGTTCGTCGGCCCGCAGGTGCTCGGTACGTGCTTCTATCGTGCGTACGGTAGCGCGTGTGGTAGTAACGTCATCACCTTGTCCGGTCGGGCCGGGTGTAACGCCAGTAACGCTGCCAACAACCCGCTGATGACCTGGACGATGAACGGCGTCGTACTGGACCAGACCAGTATGCGCGTCGGCGGCCAGGAGATGGTGATCGAGGAGGATATCGGCGCCATGTTCGCCGGGCTCGACATCAGGGTCAACGGCGCTGACGTGATCTGCGACGCGCAGCTGAACGGCTTCTAAGCCGCAGTAGTAAAGGACTGCCAACGTGGACGACCTGGACCGCCGCGGGGTAGCGACCTCGCGGCGTTTAGAGCAGCAGCAGGCTGGGTCGCCGAATCCTGGAACCGCGTCTAGCGATTCGTACATGAGCGGGTGGAGGGGTCAACTCGACCCCTCTGTCGCTACGCCCCAGACCGAAAGCGGCGTGATCATCGACTACGTCCCCGGCACGTACGCTTACCGCGTATCCGCTGGGGATCGTAGTACGTTGTGGTGCGGAGTCGGCGGCAGCGAGGGCGGGTTCGGCGCTACGGGCGTTAAACCTGTTACCACGTACCGTATCGGCGACAACATCAAGTTCGTCCGCGACCCGCAGACTCGTGGCGTCGGCATGATCATTGGCGTCGAGGGTTCCTGGATGAACCCCGACCCGGTCCAACGGCCAGCCGACGGCGTCTGGCCGTTCGTTCGTAGCGGCCACGTCGATGCCGCCCACCAGTTCCCGATCATCTCGTCCCTAGACCTCGGTTCACACGGCACGATCCCACTCGGCCACGTCGACATGGTGGATTTCTCCGCCGGCCGACCCATCGATTCGTGCTCGGGTCAGTGGGGCGTCATGGCGGAAACGGGCGTCGGCGTCATGGCCGACTCCGAACACGCATACATCCGCGCCAGTGAAGCAGCCGGTGTGTTCTGCTTCTACGGCGACGAGCTCACGCGTGTTGCGGGCCGTAACTTCCAGACGTTCACGTCCCTGGAGGACACCGAGCAGTTAGATGACGAGGGCGAACTCTACGGGTACTCGGCGAAGACGGTCTACCCATTCGAGAACTACGGTTTGTTCCGGTACAACCAGGTCACTCCGGTTGCGACAGCCCCGGCCGTAGAAAACGCCGGCTTGGCGCCGGGACAAGGTGTGGCGTTCAACAACCCCATCTTCGTCCAAAACGGCTCCGGGTACGCGGTCCGCGAGCCAGAACAGTACAAGCAGATCACGGCCGCCCGCATCCACGACTGGTCCGGCTATCTGGGGCAGGGCGGCAAGACGCTTATCAGCGCCCCCGTACAACTGGATTGGGCGTACCCCGACATCGCCCCATTGACGGGTACGACGTCGGCCCGTTTGGTCTCGAGTGACAACGCGCCATTAGGCCGCGTTCTCGTCGACAACCTCGGGGCCGATCCCGAAACTACCGACTTCCGCGTTAACCCTAACCAGCGCAACGGCACACCACTGCCGGGCGTGTTCACGGATAATAAGGAGCTCACCGGTGGCTGGACCGTCAGTTCGCAACGACACATTATCTTCAGTAAGCGTAGTGTTGCGCCCAAACCGCAGCCCGTACTACGTCCTGAAGACCCCTACGGGGATAACGCTGGTACCGGTTATTCTCCGAGCGGCATCCAGTTAGGGGATGAAACGAATCCGTCGTCCATAACTCACAAGGTTAAGGGCGACTTCACGTACACGTTGGGTGCGCGGCACAGACAGTTACTACTGCCTGACGTCGTTGCCTACCTATTCAACTGGACCGCCCTTCACCCCTTCATCTACCACGCCCGAGACTGGACTGTGGCCGAGGAGGGCGCAGCGGGGTCCGACCTGGTCAACCAACTCAAGTACGACCTCCGTACGCTGAAGACCGACCAGGATCTACCACTGCCAACGCCGAAGTACATGGACATCGATCACCGGTTCGGTAAGGTGCCGGTGTATCAGAACGAGTCGATTTTCGGTCTGCTGGACGACGGTAGTATCATCATCGAAGACGGCTTCGGGTCGTCCATCAAGATGGTCGGGGGGAACATCGAACTCCACGCCGCCGGAGACATTCGCTTCTTCTGCGGTAAAAACCTGGTCACTTGGGCCGGACACGATGTGTCCATGAAGGCCCACAACTCCGTAGATTTCGCCGCCGTCAACGGCACGCTTCGCACGTCCGCCCACCAGGACAGCCAGCACCTGGCCGGCAACTCCGGGTGCGGCGGGTTCGTGTTCGAGTCGAAAGCGATGGCTCCGTCGTTGGGCTATACACGCGCCGGCGAGAAAGCCGTTGGGTCTGGATTCACGGTCCTCTGTCCAGACTCGGCCATTCAACTCATGGGGCAGGACACGATCGTCTCGTTGGCGCGTCCGTCCCTGGAGGGCCGTATCGTACTAGACGCGGGTGACGACAATGACGTCTACATTCAGTGCGGTAAACTGATCGACCGAGTCGCCACCTCTCACGTACAGCTGATCAACGGTGCCGTCAACGAGCACACGGGCACGTACTCACTATTCGGAACAACGGTCACGGTCAACGGCGCTGGTTTCGCTACGACGGGGTGGGGCATTCAGGCCCCTGCCGCGAACATCACCGACCGCCTCACGTACTTGACGACGCAGTTCCGCCCGGCTGTACTCAACACCGTGTTCCAGCCGCCGGGGTGGGGTCATATCGAGTTCAGTCACCGTCTGGACTCCGAGTACTTGACGTCGAACTTCGTGTTCTGGAAGCCCAAGTGGCACTACCTACACTCCGGTACGGGTGATAACGCGTTGCCCAAGTGGCAGGAGAACCGCATTTTCGGCCTGAGGAGTCACACCCTTACAGCCCCCCACCCCGGGCCGCGGTGGTTTGCTTCGCAAAACCTAGCCTACGCCCAACCGACTCTGGTAGATACTACGAACGGGTGGATCGCTGTACCACGTAATGGTACGAGTCGGACCGCGTATGAAAATTACACACCCCCAACCGTGTCGTACACGTCCCTAAATACGGCGTACCCGGTGATCGTCGCTGCACGGTGACAGTAAGGAAGTTTATGTCCGAAGAGATTGAAGTCGACCTGGTCGCCACTGGTGGCCGGCTGAAGTTCTCCGAGCAGCCGCCCAAGCTGAAGGCAGAACCCGAGTCGGTCAAACGGGCTACGCCGGAGCCCGTCGCACAATGTAAGCATTGCGGGCAGGACCCAAAGTCGGATCCGGTCACAATCGACTCACAGGACGTGATCGATTTCCAGCGGTCGGTGTGGAGCGGGAAGAAGTTCACCAAGGAGTACAAGCTCTTTGGCGAGACCGCGGCCGTCACTTTCCGCGAACTGACCGTCAAGCAGCGTCAGGCGATCAAGAACAAGCTGATGGCCGAGGCGGCTACTTACGCTGGGACTCCAGCTGACGCGTTGGTCGTGTACGAGCGGGCCAACCTGTTCTGCCTGGCGTTGTCAGTCGCGGAGCTGCGATTGGGTGAAACGATCACTCCGTTCTCGTCTGTAGAGAACGTGGACGAGGCGTTGGACAAGTTTACCAACGTCTGCGTCAGTGACCTGATCTACCAAGCCGTCTGGGACGTCTTCGCCAAGTTCCAGGACCTGCGGGACGTGATCGTCAAGAAGGCAGCCGACCCGTCTTTCTACACAGCAGTCAAGCCAGCTGGACAGTAAGCCGCCTGGCTGTCCAGGGGGAGCCGACTCTGCAGCCGGCCCCCGACTGTCCTGACTGCGTGAGAGACCAGCGACTGCTTTGGGCGTCTTGGGTCGGGTCGACGATGGACCTGATAGCGACGCTGCGTTCACAGGCCAACTGTCCGCACGTCGACCCCAAGTCTGCCATTAAGATGCTCAAGCGTGCGAACAAGCTCGAGATGTACGGCAACGTCGACAACAGGGCCGACGACCAAGCGGCGGCCAAGGCGTGGGAGAAGCGGTTCGGTATGGCCCCCGACTCTGCCGAAGCGCAAGAAGCCGCCTACAAGGCCGTCGAAGCCATGCGTAGGAAAGAGCTCGAGGCGAAAGCCAAGCAGGAGCAGCGTCAGGCCCGTCACGGTAGGCGGAAGCGCTAAGACGTGGTAGACTGAGCCGCCTAACCCGGAGAACAGATGCCTGACGACTTTGGGTCATACGCGGCGCAGTACGGTCTAAACACCTCAATCTACGCCCCGCCTCCGCCCCCGCGGTCGCCGGGGTTCTTCGGCTTCAACGCCCAGCAGGGTGGGCCGATGGGTGGGGCCATCCAATCAATGGTTCCAATGATTGGGGAGATGTTCCGCAGTCAGTTGGGTGGATACGGGTTCAACTTCGGGGCCGACCAGAACATCGCCAGCACGCAGCTGGCACGGGACTTCCTACGTCAGATGCGTGACGCCCGCAAGCTGGGCGCTCAGGCTGACAGATCCCAGGTAGAAGACCTCGTCCGCAGTATGGCCGTCGCGATCGGCCACCAGCCGCTGGCCAATCAGAAAACACCCGGCGGCCGGGTGATGTTCCAGCCGGACGTGGAACGGGCCATCTCGCAGTTCAGCGGCGACGCTTCCGGCCTGTTGCCGATCTTTGCGTCCATGTTCCCCGACACCGTCGACAGGATCCTCCCGCGGGGGTCCATGTCCGTCGCGGCCGGGTCGTTCACCAACGCTGGTCGGTTCGTCATCGACCCCCTGACGGGTAAGTCTGCTGCCGAATCTGCTGACTTCGCCGCCCGCGTCCTGACACCGCTCATGGACAAGGGGCCGGAGTACACGTCTGGTCTGCGGGCGGGCCGACTCGGATCTCTGTACGAGACTTTGGTTCAGCGCGGCGACATCAGCAGTGGTCGCGACCTGGCCGAGCAGGTCGACATGCGGGAGAAGACGGGCGGGTTGTTCGGCGTCGGCATGGACCGGAGGAAGGCGTCGGACGTCCAGGCGGATCGGGTGGGCCGTCGGCTGCAGGAGTACAGCAAGGTCATCGCGGCGATCAACGACATCTTCGCCGCCAACGGCCGGCCTGACGCGCCGATGAGCGAGCTGATCCAATCGCTCGAAACGATGACCCAGGGCGGCATGTCTACGTACGACCCGCGTAAGCTGGCCGACATCGCCCGTACCATACAAGGAGCGTCGATCGAGTCCGGAATGGGTCTGGCCGGCATTACGCGTGTCGCTGCGGCTACAGGTGGGATGCTGGGGGAGTTTGGCGGTCACCGTGGTCTGGCGGCCCCGATCGCGCTCCAAGCGATTAGCGCAGGCAATGTGGCGGCGGATATGGGGTTTGGCCGTCCCAGCCCTGAAGGTATGTCCCGTGAGGCGTTCGTCGCCGCCGTAGCCCGCGACCGTGCGGCGTTCGCCGGCAGCGACATGGGTAACCGCATCGGCTCGATCCTGAACCTGGCCGTAGGCGCCCAACCGGGGTCGCGTCTGGCGAAGGTCGCTGCTGCCCTAGCCGCCGGTAACACTGGGGCTGAAGGGTTCGACATTCGTACGGCGCAGCTGCACGACATCACCAAACTGGCCAGTGAGTCCGGGATCAGCGAATTCGCAACTATCACGCAGACCCAGAACACCCTGGCCAACCAGGGCGCGTTGGTGCGTAACGGCGACGTGGTCAAGAAGCTCGGGCCGAAGATTCAGCAGTCCGAAGTCGAGCAGCTGTTCCTGAACATTTACGGGTCGCGGTTGGCGACGATGGGCGTCGACCCGAGCAAGTTCTTCGCGACCATGTACAGGGTGAGTCAGCGCGGCGACATCACCGGCGACGCCCAGTTCGGTCAGGAAATCGCCAAGGAGCTCGGTTTGGGTCAGGCGGCCGGGTCGGAGTTCGGAGCGTTTGTTGGTAACGTGGGGCAGATGCGTGGTACGAGCGGCTACAACCTGGCCCGACTCATTAATCCGGACGTGCGTGACGCGATGGGTGTAGCCGGCGGGCGGTTCGAGGCCGAAGGTCGTCGTCAGGCTCGACTGACTCACCTGGCCCGTGGTGGGTTCTTGTCACAGTTCTCACAGAGTTTCCGCCAACTGGGTGAGCAGGGTAAGGGGTCGTGGTTAAGTCTGGCGTTAGGGACACTGGGGTTCGTGCCCGACGAATTGGCCGGTGTGTCGCCGACGAAGGATAAGATGGCTGCTCTAGGTGGAGCGGGGGCTATGGCGGAGCTGTTGACGCCGGCCGCCTCCCTTGAGGAACAGCTAAAGAACTCACACGGCATCCTCGGTAAGTCACTGACAACCTGGCGCAACCGTCCACTGGGAGTAGCCGACACGCCCGGCAACACCCCGGCCAACGCCCCGCAGTCGGGTATGCCGTCCAAGATCGAAATGAGTGGTATCCTGACCGTTGACATCGTAAAGGGTCAAGGCGCTCTGAGTGGCGAAGGCGCAGTTCCTAAGAAGTAACTACCATGTACGTGTTCGGTTCTTCCGCCGGGATCGTGTCTGCCACCCTCACGGGCGGGGCCATACCGTTCTCCATCGGCATTAGCGGCAACGTCAACGCCCCCGAGTTCCCATCTTACACGCTGTCCAAGGCGATCCTGACCGGCCTCCAGTACGGCGGCCGGGCTGGGTTGGGTGTTAGTCACACCCTCCGCGACCGTGTGTACCTGTACGTGTTCGGCGACAGGGTTGGTAAGATCGAGATGAGCGGTTACGCGTTCGCCGAGATCTGCAACGGCGCGTCGGACGCCAACTACACTGGGTTCGACGCGGTCAACGCGTACTACGAGAAGGCCCGTGTAACGGCGCAGGGTCTGCCGGTGACTCTGGTGATCGGACGGTCTACGACGTTCGTCGGGTTCATGACCGACTTCGTGTTCGGTATAGAGGACGCCTCCACAGGGTTAGGGTCGTTCAAGTTCGGATTTACGTCGCTGCCGCGGAACGCGTTCGGCCAGGTGCCGCGGCTGCCTTGGGAATAACATGGTCAACCACTTTCGCACGTTGTTACTGAACCTGTCCCCGACCCCAACTCCTGGGCCGGGTGAAGAATACATTCCCACCACGTTCGTTCCCTTGCCGCTCCCACAACCACTGGCCGACGTAAGAACCCTACTCCTGACCCCTACCACAGACCGGGACACCCTCAACGTCCAGATCGCCCGCCTCCTGGCTTACGTACACACATCGTCGCTTCGACAATACGTGACGCAGTTCGACGGTCGGACGACGTACGATCCGTTGGCCCCCGCCGACACGGTCGTCAATCTGATCTCTCCGCCGCCTGGGTCGTTCGCGGACGCGGCGAGTAAGACGGTGGATGAACGGGTCGTGTTCCGGCCGGCCGGCGACGAGGCCGATAGGGCGTACTACTACGTCTGGAGCAACCTATACCCTGACCCGCTACGCGCGTGCGCACTGGCACTGGCCTTGGTCGCCCGCATCGAAGAGCTTCGAACGCACTAAGGAGAGTCGATGGCAGGTGAGTGGGCACGCGTATCGAAACTGTTTGCGTTCGTCGGCATCCGACGTGACGACCTGGATCCTATACTGGGTCCGTCGATCGTCAACAAGTTCCGGCCGCTGCTGGACGCGTACACGATCCGAGAGCCCCTACACGTCAGCCTGAAGGACGCTAAGTACACGCCGGCCAACGCCCCGTACATTCTAGTCCTGGACGTACGCCGGTTTGAGATCAACGCTGCCCTGAATGGGATCCCACGCGCCACCTGTATGATGGCGATTGGTAGGGACGGCCAGCGTTTGGTCGACGCCGCCAACGCGGCTAACACCACCCTCGCCCCGATTCACGTTCTTGATCAGTATCTGGGTAAGTTCGTCACTGCCCGCGTGTACTTCAACGAGCAGCAGACGTACACGGCCGGAACCGTTGACGGGGGCGATAACGGTGGGCGTGACAACAGTGACTGGGTCGTCCTGTTCGAAGGCGTAACGGCCGCACCCACGTGGCGATTCAACGACCAGGACGCGGGTCTCGTTCTTCACCTAGCCCACTTCACTTCGCAACTTACGTACTCGTCGTCGCTGTCCGGGTCAGTGGCGTCCGGGTCTGCCACTCCCGCGTCGTTCCAGATCGCTACCTTCCCGCAGGCCGTTGCCGGCGCAGGTTTACCGTTCACGCCTCAAGGCGCCGTAGCTGCGTCCTTGGCAGGCGGTCCCGCTGCACAGAACGACTTCTGGGGATACAACTTGCCGACCGGTCCTGGGGCTAAGTACCCGGCCGTCGGTTTGAAGGGCTTCCTAAACAATCTAGCGAACACTGACCAGTTCCAGTGGAGCGCGTTCGCAGTCGCTGACGGCGCTCAATCTTCGACCTGTATCGTGCCGCAGGGCGGACTGTTAAAGAACAACCGCGCCCTCAGCGCCCTCGCCAAGATCGAGCCGTACAGGTTCGGTACGCTGGGTTACGCCGAAGCCGTCGCCGCATGGAATAAATTGGCGACCCTGTACACGCCGAACCAGGACGGCAGCGGTATCGACAGGTCGTCGTTGGCGAAAGTGCCTGAGTACGCCACCCTCGGCTACCAGTACGCCGTCCCGCTGCCGTTCTACCTGAACGACACGGTGCTGGGGGCGACCAGTATCGGAAAGGGGTTTGCAGGCGATATCGCTGGGGCCACGTTCCAGCAGCTGACGTCGGCGTCGTTCTGGGAGCTCCTGACGGGTCGATACGCCAGTCGGTACCAGTTGGCGTTCGTGCCTACGGCTGAGGGCGGAGCCGTCATCCCCGCCCAGCCCTTACTCAGTAAGTCGTGGCAGACCATCTACGAGAGTGAGATTTCGTCCTGGGACGACGACATGGGTAGTCCCGTGCCTGTGCGGGGCGTCATGCTCACGTGCGACCGGGTGTCTACAGCGGGGGCGTTCAACGCCGGTTACCAGCCTATTTGCGCTGTGTACGACAGCTGCGAAGACGGCGTTCTGGTAACCAAGATGCTGCCGGAGTGGTTGTGGTCAGCGTACCGCGGCGTTGGCGCTGGTATTGCTCCCGAACGACCCAAGATGATGGCTTCCGCCCCCAGCGCCTTGGCCGCCGTCGTGGGCACGGCTGGCGCTGTCGGTAAGACCGACCCGTCCGATATTCAACGATCCACTGCCAATCGGCTAGCCAAGGCGTACTGGCAGCAGGAGCGTCTGCGCTACCGGTCGCTGATGGTGGCCTGTAGACTTCGGTACGACATTGCCCCTGGGTCGGTGATCTCGTGCGAGCTACCGTGCGACCGATACGTTCGCCAGACCAACGTCCGGGACAACAAGTCGTCTCTGGTATCCGGGATGGTGCTCAACATGACCATCTCCGTAGACTGTGAGGGCGAGACGGCGTCCACCAACTTCATGATCGGTTTCCCGCGGACGGAGGCCGAGACGAAGAAGACCAACAAACTGTTCGCGAACTCGCACCCCTTCTGGCGGACCGTGTGTTATGGCTTACCCTGGGCAGACTCCACCGGGATTAGAAACAAACTTGGGCCCAACGCGACTCTCTAAGAGCGACGAGGCGCCCCAGTCCCTGTGGTCCACTCCCGTCAATAACAGCCTGCTGGAGCCGGAGTACTCCGGCGTCTACAAGGCGTATCAGCAGGCCCCTAACCCACAGAATACGGCGTCACTCCTCAAAGCCGTCCACCCCGTCATCGACGAGGCGTTGCGGTCGTACGCCGGCAGCGAGGCCAACACGGCCACCGCCAGGGCCAGGGCCAAGATTCTGACCCTGGAAGCCGTACAGCGATACAGCCCCGACAAGGCCAAGCTGCGGACTCACCTGCTCAGCCACTTACGCGGTCTACGCCGCATGACGGAGCGTTCTACGTCCGGCGTTTATGTACCCGAGCAGTGGCGACTTGATGCCCAGAAGATCGAGCTGGCCCACAACGACGCCCGTGATGAACTGGGCCGTGACCCGTCCGACGCGGAACTCACGGAACGCACCGGGATCCCCCTTGAGCGTATTCGTCGGGCTAGGGCCGTTCCCGGCGTACTGGCGTCGAGCCAACTCGAAGGGACGATGGAGAACCCCGACCCCGACCACAAGGCGTGGGAGCGGTGGGTCGACGGCATCTACCATGACCTTGACCCCGTAGATCAGATTATCCTAGAACACTCTACAGGGCTTCATGGCAAGGAGGTCCTGCCCGCTACCGTACTTGCCCAGAAGATCAACTTGTCCCCTGGCTCCGTGAGCCAGAGAAAAGCTCGTATCCAAACGATGCTGGACCAGTATTCGAAGTTCATGAAGGGACGGAGTGGGTAATGGGACTGTTTGACAGACTCTTCGGTCCGGCTCGTGACAACGAAGAGAGGGCCAAGTTCCTAGCTGACATCACTAAGGCGACCGAGCACCGGCGTAAGGCCGACGACGCTAGGACTGCTTTCCTCGAAGCCGTCGAGGAGTCGCGGGTAGTCGAGAACGATAAGACGTCGCCACAGGCCGTGATGGACGAGAAGGTGTTCCCTAACCAGGACATCGATCGCGACATCATCGTCGACAGTCGAGAGTTTCGCGTCACGGTGTTCCTGGATGATGGGGACGGCAAACAGGTCAGTCGGGTGGTTAAGGGTAAGGCCGAGGTAGACCGTCTGATCCGACAGTGCGTCCAGAACGGCGTGAGCTACACCGAAGACGGCGTGACCCACACCGTCGCCGCTCGCCGCGTGCACAAGGTGACCCATCGTCAACTGTTGGGGCCTTGTACCTCCACGCCATGCGCTCCGCCGTGTCCTGTCGACACGATGGCTAAGCTCTTGAACGACGCCATCAAGGTCAACCGTGAGTTGGTCGACGAACTGATTGAGACGCGGGTCGACACAAACGGCGTGCCCGACGATCGTCTACCCGACTTCGTGTACGCCGAGCAGGACGGCAAGATTCAGGTCGGGCTCTTGGGCGTCCTCAACGGCTTTGCCGCCCTGTACGGCAAGGTGCTGGTCGCTGTGACCCGCGACGCGGAGCCTACCAGCCTTCTGTACGTCGAAGTCCGGCCCAAGATTGGTGGTGTTTAATGAGCGAGCAGACCGAGTTTGAGAAGTTGGACGCCGAAGAGGCCAAGAAGCGCGAGAACCTCCGACCTATGACGATCGGCCAGGTGGTAGGTCGAACGGTCTACACAGGCCGCAACGAACGCTGTCCGTGCGGCAGCGGCCTGAAGTATAAGAAGTGCCACCGCGTCTACCAGATGGGGTAAGCGATGCCTACGCCGCAGTTCTACACCTTCATCCAGGACCTCCAGAAGATCGCCGCCGCCCAGGGCGTCGCTGCGGCCGCCCCGGGTGTTGCTCGTCCTAAGTGGGCCGTCCCCAGTACTTTCACTCTCGGCCTGGACGTTCAGAGTCCGCTCGCCTGGCGTGCTGCCTGTGATAGGACGTCCCTCAACAACTACTGTCTCCAACAGTATCGTACCGGCGCTACCCCTAACGCCGGACGCATCGGCAACGTCATGGCCGCTAAGCAGGCGCTGGATCGTATGGCCACGTTTGAACGCGCCGCGCACGCCCGGTATGCTTCTAGTATTCGGTGCCGCACCTGGGCCGGGGCGCGTAGGTCTGGTCACGGCGACGCATATTACGGCGTGCATAGCTCCGTGAAGAACTCCGTGGACGCACTGCTCAACGCGTCTACCGACAACAACTCCCCCCTAATCTAATGTATGATCTACGCCTGTTCGACGCAGTCGGTCCGACGCTCGACACGACCAACTTCAAGCCGGCGTCTACTGCCGGTGCGGATAAGGTCGCTAACCGCGTCGTGTACGCACTGATGACCCCCCTGGGTAGCGTACCTGGAGCTCCCACCTTCGGATCGCATTTCAGTACCCTAGTACAAGGGTTCAAGTCTGAGCACGACATTTACGTCGCGTTTGCGACGGTAAAGGGTGACGTCGTCAGTTCAGTCCTCAGCAGTGAGGCAGACTCGGAGCCTGACTCCGAAAAACTAAGCGACGCGCGCGTATCGAGCGTGTCGTTCACCGGCGATCTTGTTACCATCTACCTGGACGTCGTGTCGGTGGACGGGTCTAAGCCGATCGAAGCCCCATTCATTCAGATTGAGACGTAACAATGGTGACGGCGGCCGACTTGGCTGGGGCGACTGCTTCCGACGTGGCTAGCGCCAGGACGGCGCTTTCATCGTTCCTACAGGCCAAGTTCCCCAGCCTGTCCCTGTCCACATCGCAACTCGCCGACCTGGTACTGAGTCCAGCCGCCGTGGCACTAGCGGCCGTCGACGCGTACGGTGAGTCTGTGGCTGCCGCTCTGAACCCGGAAACGGCCCTGACTACGGGTGTGTACGATGAGGCCACCCTGACGTCCGTGTTAGCGGGACGTGGTGTTACGCGTAAGACGGCTACCACGGCTACTGGGTCTATCGGCTTGAAATTCTCGACGGACGCGTACCACAACGTACCCGTAAACTGGACGGTTCAAACCGCCGACGGCGTACAGTTCAAGACGACGTCCACCGTATCGGTCATCCCCAGCGCGTCTACGCCCACGTCGAGCACGCAAGTTGCCGCCGTCGTGGATCCCACCGGTGGCTACATTGCCGTCATTCCGGCCACTGCCGTCGTCGCCGGCGCGTCTGGCAACGTGCTGGCCGGCACGACGCTGACGACGGTCACGTCCGACGTCGACGGCACACTAACCAGTGTGTGGACGACCACGTCGTTCACAGGAGGCGCGGACCTGGAGAGCGACGCCGCCCTTCTCCTCCGCCTCCCGGCTGCTACGGCGCCGAGAACTAATGGGTCGGCTAACGGCGCTACCGGTGTGCTGTTGAACGCGGTACCCGCGGCGTCGGCTGTGACGTCGATCGGGTTCGGGGACGCGGCTCTGGTCCGGGGTCGGTCGCTCCTGGCGTCGCAGTCGCCGGGCCGCCAAGACGTGTGGTTCCGTACCAGCTCCGTACCCAGTCGCAACACCGTCGACGTCACGGCTACTTTCATCGGCACGTCAGGGCCCAGCGGTATTTGGCGTTTTACTATCCCGGTAGGGTCAGCCGCCGGCTTGTACGCCGTGGAGAAGGTGGTCCGCGCTGGGACGGCGATCACGGCGACAGGATACGTACCGACTACAGTGACGTTCGGTTTTGACCTATCGCAGGACTCCGCCCCACCGGACGTGCGGTCCGTCAGCGACGCGGCGATGTCTGCGTACACCACCGCAACCGTTACGTTCACTGACACAGACACGTCTACGGTTGGTCTGGTAACTAACACCAGCACCAAAGCATACACCGCCGTCGTACGCCAAGTCCCCAGCGTCGCAGCTGCCCAAACCGCTGCGTCTGACGCTGCCGTACGCGTAGCAGGCGGCGACTGCCTGACGCGTGGCGCCCTGGTCGCGTCAGTCACTGTGACGGCCAGCTTCACGCCGGCTACCGGTGTGACGGTCACGAACTCTCAGGTCCAGTCCGCCCTAGCCGCTGCGGTCAACGCGACCGGAATTAGTAACACCCTCTCCGTTCCAGCCGTCACGGCCGACGCAGTCTCGCGACTCCCCGCCGGCACATCACTGACGCTCAGCAACTGGGCGGCCACACTCTACCCGGCCGACAATGATTCGAACGTCACCGCCACCGGAACCACGGCGGTGACGTTCGCGACCAACTACGCCAGGAACATCGGCCCCAGGACGGTGGCGTTTTACCTTGACCCGACCAACGTAACGATCAGCTAGGGGCTCTCATGACGTCCATTGACGCCGTGACGGTGAGTGTCAACTGCGGCGACTTCCTGACCGAGACGGTCAAATGGAATCGACAGCACTTCAATAAGTGGGTCATAGTGACGACTCCCGACGACAAAGAGACGCGCGAGGTGTGCCGTCGGTACAACCTCACATGCCTCGTCACGGAAGACGACAAACGGGACGGCGACTTCTCCAAGGGCCGCCTGGTTGAACGCGGCCTCCAACAGCTCTCTGCCAAGTCCTGGATCCTTCACATCGACTCGGACGTTGTACTCCCCCTGTCGTTCCGAGACGACCTGAAACGGGCCCACTTGGACCCGACGTTCATCTACGGCGTCGATCGGTACATGGTGAAGAGCTACGAGCAGTGGCAGAAGCTCGTCATGTCCGGCGTCCTCCACACGTCTCCGTACGGCTGTGCGCATAGTAATAGTCCGCCGGCCGGGGTAGAGCTCGGGTGCCGCTGGGCGGACCGCGACGGCTACGTGCCGATCGGGTTCTTTCAGCTGTGGCACCGGGACGAGGGCGGCGAGGAGTGGCGCGGCGTTCGCACTAAGCCGTACCCGCACCAGCACGGCAACGCGTGTCGGTCCGACGTCCAGCACGCCAAGCAGTGGGACCGGCGGAAGCGTGCGTTGATCCCTGAGCTGTTCGTCGCCCATCTGGAGAGCGAAGCCGTTCCGAACGGCAAGAACTGGAACGGGCGTAAGACGGCTCGTTTCGGCAACGGGCTGCTCACGTCTAAGCCTACCCACTACAACTAACATGACCCTCTCGACACCCACGACCGCCGAGTTAGTCGGAGGTTTCTGGTCTGGAGCGTACGCGTCCGACGTGATCGACGCGTACGCCGCGGCCTGTGCCTACCTGACTGACCCCGTCACGGGCGTGTCTCAGAACACCAAACTGAAGCCGTGGGTGCTTCGGGCCGACCAAAGCGTGTCGCCAGGCTTGGACGGGCGGGCTACGGTGGGTTACCCGATCCCGGGGTCGGATTCTCCCGTCTGGGTCAGTACCGGCCTGTTTGGCGGCAAGCAGCTGGTCGCGGGTGTGGACTTCTCCGTCTCGGACAACTACGTGTGGTTTGAGACGGACCCTATTAAGACTGCGGCTGTGCGTAGGCTGGACTGGTCGACGGGCAGTCCCGTACTGACGGCCAGCATTTGGTACGGTATCAAATCCACGGACGTTGTCGTCGATAACTCAGTAGACGGTACTCTCGTCAGTCTGACCAACACGCTGGCAGTCGTCTGCGACTCGCCCGGCACGGGTATTACCGTTGAGACGGTTCAGGATGTCTGGACCAACGCGGTCGGGTCGAAGAAGGTGATTACGGACAAGGGTGCGTACAACCTGCACCCGAACGACGTCCCGTCCGTCGCAGTGGGTCAGACTCTCCCGCCCGGTTCGCCTCTGGGCAGCGCCTGGCAACTCACGCGGTTAGGTCCGAACTGTAACCTGCCCTACGTGACGACGCCTTCATACTTCCACGTCGGTATCACGTCCGGTAACATCACGTGGTGGAACACATCAGTCCCTACCGTAATCGATACAGTGAGCGGGCGTACACGTCTGCGCTTCAAGTTGGGCGGGACTACGGGCGACTTGACTGCGTTCTGGGCCGACTCCCACGCACGAGGCGTCGCGTCCGGTAAGACGCTGGCCCAATGTCTCGACACACGTCCGACGCCCACAGGCGATCCCTTAGCAGCCGACCTCCCCACGACCGTCAACCCGATGCGCCTCCTGTGTCAGGAACTGATCGGCGGGTGCGGATTCCAACTCTTGATCAAGTCTGCGTGCCTGGGGCCCAAGGCGGTCCTGACGGCCAACCGCAACAAGGCCGTGTGTAAGGCCGCCGGCCCTTACACCGCCGTCTTCGAGTTCATCGACACCATCCCTTCTATCGCCGCGTTGGACCCTCCTTGAACGTCGAGCAGCTAATCGCCCAGCAGATCAGCCGCAAAATAAAAAACGCGTCCGTCACCGTAACTCGGGTTGGTCCCCACTTCGAGGTTACGGTAAAGTCGGACCTGTTCCTGGGCCTCCCTCCCATCGAACGACAGCAGCGTGTCTACCTGGCCCTCGACCGCGTCCCGGTCGAGGTGTTGGCCCGCGTCTGCGCCATAAACTGCATCGAGTAAGAGGACAAGTCGTGGCTGTCTTGGATAATGAAACCGTCAGCGGTAGTGGCAGCACAAGCGGCCCTACCGACTGTCGTAGCTACATGCCGCCTACTAACTGGCGGCAGACGCCTAACTTCCTACCAGGTAGCGTCGTTGGTAGCGGAACTATCGGGCTGGGCGGATCGGTGACCGGTACCTGGATTTGGGTGGTTACCGACGTCTGTCCTGTGTTCGGTACGGTCGATGTCGTTGTGGTGTCGCCTCCCCCACCCGCCCCGTCGCCCCCGGTGTAACGTGCCGCCGATCATCCCGTCAGGGGACTCATACGTCACGCATTTAGACGTGAAGTACAACCCGATGCTGGTGCTGGCCGTGGGCGAGACAGTTTGCGCCTACTCGCCGGCTGCGTGCTGTCGTACACCGCCCACAGATTGTCGTGAGTTTTGCGGTGGGACTGCTTATCAAAATGACGGCGTGGCTGCTAGACCTGCAGTTCTTACTATAACTGACAAAAGTGGTAGCCATTCGTGGTTGAATAAGAAGTATAGCGTAGTTACACCGGTGTCTCGCTTGGCGGTGGGTGCGGTAAGTTACACTTACAGTACGTACCAAGTTGACGCCAGCGGCACTCCTCATTTTTTAGAAGAGACGTTTAATCCAGAAAACATCAGAAGAATTAATATCAACCCGTGTGGTGGTGTTCGTCAGTACTCCAACAGCTCGGCACCCCACAATCGGTTCACATACGACACGCAATACCTGGACTGGGTCACTCCGTTCCTATACTGCACAGGTAACTACGTAGGATCTGGAGGCGCAGATTACCACAGTAATGACTGTTGGCTATCTGAAGGATTCGAGGTTCCGCCTGGTTACCCAAATGGGCCGGATTTCTTACTTGAGCTCATGTTATATCACGCACCTGTTGCAATGTCTGGGGATTGTAGTGACTTAACTCAGGTGTTGGACCCGGCGTATGATGCTGAGTCATGGCGTACGACTTGTAATAGTACGTGCTGCACTGCTGAAGTCGTAGTAAATTCGACACACACTGGGCAGCCGGCTGTAATTCCTCTGTTTCAGTACGGATGTAACCCGCTACGAATGCGCGTGGTGAATTACCCGTTGCAATTGATTCACAGTCGAGGCGGTGTTAACGGTATACCTCTGGTCGAAACGAAGGAGGTAGTTAATGTAGACCTGGACATAACTGAGTCCTATATAGGTTGTCCCGGACTACTTGGCGGTACCATTTTGTACTGGTCTTTGAATGGGGCCGCACCTCAACCACTGACTCCGACTACTGGTTTAGTACGCGGCCTTTGGAATACTCCGTCTTTTGATTACACCATCTCAGCCACTCCTATTAATTTCCCCCAGTACAGTGACGGCAATCCAACGCTGAATGTGTTTGGTCCCAGCGACCATTGTTACCGCGAAAAGGTCTGGGACGCCCGCACCAAGACCTTGTACCAACATAGTGGAGAGCCCAATCCGCCGTCACAGCGTGTGCTGTGGTACGTCAGTCGTCGTACTTACCCGGCGGACATTAATCCGTTCATCGGATATACCGCCTCGTTCTCATGCTCGCCGCTGGACGTCACCATCGTCGATCTTGATGGTAACACACATCGTATCACCAGCTCGTACAATAGAACCGGATCGGTGATCGGTGTCGTTGGGTATAACGTCCAATACACCAAGGTGTTGGTGCAGGCCAACTCAGACGTGGTCACTAGTGATTGTGTAGTTCCGTGCGAAGACAACACACACGGCCCAGTCGAGACTACGACCTACGATATGACGTTCGGGCCAGTTCTTAAGACCGTCACGCCACGTTTGTCTCCGGTGTTGGCTACGTTCGGCACGGACACGCGACTGGTTCGCGACCCGACAACCTGCTGCAACGGCTCTAGTCTCGTCGTCCCAGACCCTACGACGGCGTGCAAGCCCACAGACGGTCAGTCCGCGATCCTCTCGGTGAACGGTCATAACTACGTCGGCTCTTGGGTGGTGACGTATAATCAGCCAGACGGATTTGCCGCCATATTGAGTGTAAGCGGCGCTGACGGCTACTTCACCGTTAACTTCAATGTAAACGCCTATGGAACCATCACTACTGGCATCTATTGGGTCGATCACGGAAATACCCTGCCAGGCGGTCTAGGGCCTACCGTCAACTGCGGTCCTCCCATCGTGTTTTCCGGAATCATAGATGGAACCCTGATCACGGTAACGACGTAATGCGTGAAGTCCAGACGTGTAACGGTGCGCCCTTCTGCAACAAGGTGAGGTTGGGAAGGGCCTTCGACGTCACCGTCGACTGTAAGCTGTGTTGGGCCTGCGCTCACGTACAAGTCGTAGGCGAGGCCGCCGGCTGGAAGGGTGAGACGAGCTACAACAAGGTTCAGCGCCTACTCAGCAAGGATCACGTTGAGCAGTACAAGGGCCTGGAGGTGAATCCCAAGCTGGAGGAGTCCCTCCAGGAGGCCACCCGCATGCCCAAGGACGACCCCAAGACGTACCGCTCCCGTCGGTACCCGCTTCCAGATCTGGGGCCTTGCGTCTACAGGGGTCACGACTTAAATGGCTATGAGGCCGCCCAGCAGGGTTTGAGTACCGTAAAGAAGTGGGCCAAGTGCCACCACGCGGATAAGCCTCTTGGCGAGTACGTTTGCCCATGTATGGGCTGCGGGTCGACGTGCAACAGGTACGCGCCGTCTACGGCTTTGACTCCGGACCGCGTAATAAAGCCGCTCCAGGCGACGGGGGCCTACAACCCGAGTACGATCCGGTTCCAGGACAAGTGGGTCCACTTGTATCGGACCGGATACTTGGGGTCGGACTTGTGGGTCGTCGAGATGGACGAGGAATTCAACCCTGTCACGCAACCGGTGAAGCTCGAGTTGGTACATAACGAGTGTCACGGCGGACGCGAAGACGGTAGGTTCTTCGTCCACAACGATAAGCTGCACGTCGCGTTCGCCGGCGTATGGATGAACCCCCGCGACAACGCCGTCTGTACCTCGGTCCTGATCGCGGAACTTGACGAGCGTTACAACGTGGTCGACCTGTGGCGTCCGCACCTGGACGACCGACAGTACCCCAAAGAGAAAAACTGGAGCGTGTTCAGTCACGACGGTGAACTGTTCGCCGTCTACTGGGTGCTGGGCGAGCACATCATCTTGAAGTTGGACCGGACGCTGGAAAAGGCGTACATAGTCAACAGGTCCGACAACAAACTGCCCTGGCACGGCGGGGCCATTCGGGGCGGTGCTTCACCCGTCAGGGTAGGGGACAGGTACTACCACTGGACGCACGGCTTCTGGTCGTTCCAGAACAAGTTCCCGGTGGGTACGTACAACGTAGGCTTGTACACCTTTGAGGCTAAGCCGCCATTCAAGGTCATCGACCAGTGCGCCTATCCGCTGTACATCGCCGACGAGAAGACGCGGCCCGCCAGTTGGCACGTGAACGTCGTGTTTCCTTGTGGCGCGGAGTTGTACAAGGGTAAGTGGTACGTAACCGTCGGGATGCACGACGCCTGGACGGAGATCCTGGAGTGGGATCACGACCGCATCAAGGAACACCTGGAGTGGGGGCCTAGCAGTGAGCAATGACCTGTACACGCGTCTCAAGGCCCGCCAGTTCTACCACAAAGACGACGAAGATGACTTCGAGCTGTGCCAGGCCCACAACCACTTACTACGCGAGGCAGTAGCATCACCTCCTCCGGTCTACCCGGGTACGCCAGGAACCCGAGGCATCGTTACGGCCGTGGGGGGCACATTGTATTTCAAGTGCGCCTACGTGGGTGTGAAACTGCTGCGTAAGTTGGGCTGTACGCTGCCCATCGAGTGGTGGCACCTGGGCGAGCATGAGTTCGACCCAGAAATGGTGAAGCTGGCTGAGGATCTGGGCGTCAGGGTGGTGGACGCCAACACTGTCGATTACAAGCCTCGCATCCTGAACGGTTGGGAGTTGAAACCGTTCGCAGTCGCGCACAGCAAGTTTCAGGAAGTCATGTTCCTGGACGCCGACAACCTGTCAGTTAAAGACCCGACGCCCCTGTTCGACTGCGATGAGTACAAACGGACTGGTTCGTTGTTCTGGCCCGACCTTCCGCCCAGCGACCGCCCCGAGTGGGTGCCTACGGAGGTGTGGCGTCAGCTCGGACTGACCAGGCCGGACACGCCCGCGTTCGAGTCCGGTCAGTTCTTGATCAACAAGGGCAAGTGCGCTAAGGAACTAGGCGTCACTGTCCACATCAACGAGTACTCGGACTGGTACTACAAGTGGGCCACGTACGGCGACAAGGACACGTTCCAGATCGCGTGGCGTATGTGCGGAACCGACTACGGGATGATTCGGACGCCGTGCGGGTGGGACGCGCCTGCCATCCAACAGTACGACGACAAGGGTGAACTGCAGTTCCAGCACTTGTGCCAAGGAAAGAACCAACTCGCAACGGGCCAATTCATCCCGTCTCTGAAGCACTCGCTGGACGTCAGTAAGTTCGCCTTTCTGCTGGCCGACGCGTGGCACGGGAAGATCTGGAAATACAGGGACGATGTGGGACTGACTAAAGAAGCGCTGCAGAAGTTCGAGGGCCAGTGGACGGTTCGTAGAACGGACAGCGGGGCCTCGTACGACATCGTCCTACTACCAGGGGGCGACGTCGGGAGTGGCAGGACGAACGCCGAGTACTCGTGGTCGGTACGACATAAGGACGGCGATCGTCCCGAGCTGATCATCACGGGCAGCGGCCATAAGGGGACGCAAGTGGCCACCGTGATCGCTAAGGAAGGGTTGAACAGGGTGTGGCGCGGGAAGAGTGTAATACACCTGAGTCGAGAGCCTCAGGCTCGCGTCATGCCTTTCTACTGGTCGTATCGGCCCGAGACGTACGACTGGGGCATCTTCAACAGCGTTGCGACGCAAGACGAGTACGGGTTGCGCGGGATGTTCCTGAACGGTGGGTGCGTGTTAGACGTGGGAGCCCACATAGGGTCGTTCTCGTACAAGGTGCGTCAGGTGGGCGCGGGAGTAACCCACGCGTACGAACCTGAACCCGACAACTACGGGCTTCTGGCCCAGAACGCGCAGTTCGTAGGCTGTAAAACGTTCAACGAGGCCGTTTGGTCAAAGGACGGCGTCGTACGCCTCGAGAAGAGTAGGTGCAACAACACCGGGGCCAACTATACGTTCGAGGACGACGCAGGGACGACCTGGTGCGTTGGACTTGATACGGCCATAGACCGCTTACTGCGACATTCCGGCCAAGATCGAGTGGCGCTGTTAAAACTGGACTGCGAGCGGGCTGAGTTTGAAATCCTCCCCAACGCTGACTTGTCCAGAGTCGACCGCATCGTCGCTGAGACGCACGACGCGGTGCGTGTGGCGGACTTGTGTCGGTATTTGACGGGGTGCGGGTTCGAGGTAAACTACAAACACACTGCCGGAGACCTTGGGATTCTCTCAGCCCGGAGGAACTAATGGCGAACTACATCACCCTCAAGCCAAAGACGGAAAAGTGGGGGTCCGCCGACGAGGTCTACCAGGAGCTCAAAGCTCAAGTTTACGACGTGGACGTCGTGACGATCTTCATCGACGCGGAGTCCGAAGAGAGCGCCGGACTCCGCAGGTTCTTGTCCGAGAACAAGATCTGGACGGTGGTGAGTAGGACGCGCGACCCGGACATCGTGGTCATGTCGTGCCGTCCCCAGGACAAGCACAAACTCCCCTCCTACTGGAAGCAGGCCGTGCACCTGGTGAAGGACATCAAGCAGGCCCTCGAATCACACGCCTTCATCGTTCCTGACGAGGTCTGGCACAAGCGCGTCGACATCTGCCTGACGTGTCCCGAGCGTAACTTCAACAGGTGCAGCGCTTGTGGGTGTTTCATCGAAAAGCGCGCGGCCGTGTCGAGCGCCGCGTGCGGGTTGATCGAGTTGGGCATTAAGCCCTTTTGGGACAAGTATGAGCCACGACCTGATAATCGTCCCCAATAAGGCCGCTCCAGGCGACTTGGTCGCGTGCACCGCACTAATCAGAGACTTGTACGAACAATACCCGGGTATCAGACTTTCCGTCCGGTCTAAGGGCGGTCACCGGGAGCTGTTCCGCGACGACTACCGCATCTCTCACCCCACCCTCTCCAGCAAGCCCGTCGTAATAGACTTCGCCCCGTCCATAAACTGCGCGGCTGTCGACAGGACGAAACGCTACGTTTACTGCCCCCACGAGTCGTTCGAGGCCCAGACCGGGATACAGGTCGTGCGGGGCGACCCCAGGCCGTCCTTAGTCTGCTCTGCGGAAAGGCCCTGGAAGCTGCCCGCGAACTACGGACTCGTGTTCAGCGGGTACAAGGTCGACATGCCCGTTAAGGCGTGGCCTACGGAGAGGTTCCAAGAAGTCGTGGACCGCACGTCCGACATCGTGTCGTGGTGCCAGGCCGGCGAGATCCACGACGGCTGGTACCCCCAGAACCAGGACCTCATTGCGAGGACGACGAACCTGCTGGGCGAGTCGGACCTGTACGAGACGATGCGGCTGATCAAGTATGCGTCCGTGGTCCTGTGTCATACCAGCATGCCGATGCTGATGGCGGCGGCGTTCGGCACCCCGTGTGTAGTCATAGGCGGCGGCCGGGAACACCCGTGGCTGTTCGACGGCTTGGGCGTCGACTATCTCCACACCGTCGGCGACATAGAGTGCTGTGCAGACCGCGGGTGCATGAAGAGCATCGCCAAGGTCGGCACCCCCGGAAACGGCCACTACTGCGACCGTCCGGTGTGGACGTCGTTGCGCGTGGTGGGCGAGTGCATGGAGCGCATCGCCGTCGATAGGGTTATCAGTTCAATTCGGGCCGCCGTCGCCTAAATAGTAGTCCAAACCTCGTCATAATTAACTGCTATAGATCTGTAGCTTGTTGCTACAGATGCGGATTGCTACCAGGAGTTCATGATGACGACGTCGTTGGAAGTGGCGACCCCGGTTGCGGACATGTTCAACCAGATGGCCGACTGCATGCAGCGGGGCGGCGTCCCGGCCCTGATGGGTCCGCCCGGCGTCGGCAAGACCGCCGGCATGGCCGCCGAGGCGAAGAGGCGGGGGCTGGAGCAGTACGTCATCATCGGGTCGCAGTGCGACCCGACCGACCTGAACGGGTTCCCGGTCGTCGACACCGATACCTCGGTCGTCGACTCGCAGCAGCGCAGCCACCCGGTCCTGAAGTTCGCGCCGCGCCGGATCTTCATCGACGCGGTGCAGCGGCCGTCGCAGATCCTGCTGGACGAGTTCACCTGTGCCTCGGCGGCCACCCAGGCCGCGATGCTCCGGGGCATCAACGAGCGGCAGTTCGGGGAGTTCTACGTCGACCCGGAGGTCGTGCAGCTGGCGATCCTGTACAACCCGCCCGAGGTGGCCACGAACGGGACGGAGATCTCCCTGCCGGCCGCTAACCGGCTGGAGCACTTCACCATGCCGGAGTTCAGCAGCAAGGACGTGGTCGAGGAGTGGTGCGACGGGTTCCTGCGGTACTGGGGCGATCCGCCCAAGATCCAGTTCGTTCCGAACAACCCGTCGCACCCGTCGCACCTGAAGATCCCGGAGAGGGTGTTCCGGGTGGCGCGGTCGATGGTGGTCGGGTACCTGCTGTCGAACCCGTCGCAGCTCGCGCCCAAGCGGTCCGTCGACTCCGCCAACGGCGTCCTGGCCTTCCCGACCCCGCGGTCGTGGGAGAAGGTCGCGCGCGCCATCGCCCTGTGTCTCCACCGCGACCAGCCGGTGGTTCAGGCGTACAAGGCCACGATCGCCGCCGTCGGCACCGGGGCGGCCACCCCGTTCCACGCGTTCATGGAGCGGGCCCGGCTCCCCGACCCGGAGCAGCTGCTCGCCCAGCCGGACAGCTACGTGCCGACCGGCGAGATCGACACCGACTTCGTCACCCTCGACGCCGTCGCCGCGGCGGTGGTCAGCAACGACACCCTGCCCCGCCAGATCGCGGCGTGGAAGGTGCTCAGGCGGGCCGCCGGCGTGTCCGACGGCGAGGGGAAGAAGATCAAGGCCCGCGAGTCCGCGGTCAGCGCGGTCCGGCAGCTGGTGCCGCTGGTCCGCAGCCTGACCAAGGTGGATAACCACGGCAAGATCGACCCGCAGCAGGTCGCCGACGCGATCAAGACCGTCACGGCCCTGTCGGCGCCGTACAGCTCGCTGTTCAAGTCGCTGATGCACGAGTAGTCGAACAGACAGCCCCGGCCGGGGCTGTTTTTAGCCCCGGCCTTCTACCCCGCCCCACCCCGAGGACACGATGACGGCAACTGCCCAGGAGACGGACAAGGCGATGAGCGACGAGCACAAGGGTAAGCACAAGAAGTGCAAAGGCAAGGAGGAAGAGCGTCGGCCGGCGTCCGACTTCAACCAATCGGAGCTGGACGACAAGCTCGAGATGGCGCGGATGTTCATCCAGATGCTCTGGCCGTACCTGTACAGCGGCGTCGCCAAGATGTCCCCGCGGTGGTGCACCCACCCGCACCTGCGGACGATGGCCGTCGACAAGTACTGGCGGCTGTACCTCGACCGCGAGCACGTCAACAACATCAGCCACTCCGAGCTGGCGCTGATGCTCGTCGGGCACGAGCTGATGCACCTGATGTACGCCCACAACGACCGCCTGATGGAGCACCAGGACTCGTTCCTGATGAGCCCCACCGGCGACCTGGTGTCGTTCAACAACTTCGTCGGGGACATGGCCATCAACTGCAGTCTGCAGGCGGTCCTCGACGCGGGCATGAAGTACTACCAGCAGACGTCCGGGCGCGGCATCCAGAGCGGCAAGGTCACGGTCCCGACCGACATCCTCCTGCCGACCAACTTCAAGGACAAGGCTGGCAACCCGTTCCCGGACGGACTGCTCCTCGAAGACTACGCCCAGCTGCTCATCGACAACGCCCGGGAACCCGAGGACGGGGGTGATGATAAGGGTGAGAAGAAGGGCGGTTGGACGCTCTTCACCCGCAACGGTAAGGGTAAGGGAATCTCGGGGCCGGGCAAGGGCTGTGACTGCGGCTCCGGCGCGGACGGCAACGACCGCGAGTGGGAGGACAAGGACAAGCCCGACCCACGTAACCCGAAGACCGGCCTGTCGAAGGAGCGGCAGGACATCGAGCGGCAGTCACTGGCGGAGAGCATCAAGAACCACGAGGCCAAGCACCCTGGCACCACTCCGGGCGGCATGGTGCTCTGGGCCGACGTCCACCTTCGGCCGGTCAAGGAGCACTGGTCCAAAATCCTGTCGCGGGTGCTCCGCTCCGGCCTCGGTACGCTCCGCGGCGACTACGAGGTCTCGTACGCCGTCCCCAACCGGCGGTCGATCGCCACGCGATCGCAGATCATCCTGCCCGGTCGGCTGACGCCGAAGCCGAACTTCGCCCTGCTGCTCGACACGTCGGGCAGCATGGGGGAGTCCGACTACTCCAGCGCGTTCAGCCACATCCAGGCGATCCTGAAGCAGTGCGACGTCAAGAAGGTGCCGTTCCTGGCGTGCGACACGGAGGTCGCCGAGGTCCGCTACATCTCGTCCCTCAAGGACGTGAAGTTGGTCGGCGGCGGCGGCACCGACATGCGGGTGGGGATCGAGAAGGCGCACGACGTGTTCCCCCACAACCGCAAGAGCCTGGTCATCTGCCTGACCGACGGGTATACTCCGTGGCCGAGTGAGAAGCCGGCGAACATGGAGGTGGTCGTCGTCCTCACCCAGAAGACGGACGCCCAGGTGCCGAGCTTCTGCCGCGTCGTCCGCGCTTACGACGACTGAGGCCGACATGACCCTGACCCTCGACGCGGACTCGTTGGCCACCCTGGCGGGCAACCAGGCTCTGGTCAACGAGTTCCCCTTTCTCCGCCAGCTCAACAACAAGCCCCAGCCCGGGTGTTGCGGCAAACCGGGCGCTTCCGTTGACTACAGGTCGGTCGTCAACGGAATCATGAACCTGCCGCCTGACCGTAAGATTGTGTTCAAGCAACTGACGGGGGCGTCGACCGTGTCTGCGCGAGTGGTTCGTGCAGCTCAGGTCGTCGTCCTCGAATTTTAGGGATGAGCAATGTCCGAGACGACCGCAACCAAGCCCTACGCCTTCGACGTCCGTCGGTGCCTCGCCCCGGGGGCTGACCGCGACAACACGAACGCCGCGTGGATCGCCGTCTGCGCCATTAACCGGGACGACCTGGCCGACAACATGGACGTGCTGACCGACGCCGTCAACTTCGCGCGCCGGCGCTTCCGTATGGACTCCCACGCCGGGTACGACAAGGCTGTCGGGCCCACGCCGGACGACGGTCACGTGAAGGCTCCACTCATCCAGGACACGTTCGCCGCCGGCCCGACGACGGCTGCCGAGTACCTGCAGTCCGCCGCCGAGCAGAACGTGGCCAGCCGGGCCGGCGTCATGAAGGGGTACATCCTGTATGTCCGAGTCACCACCTAACCTGACGGTCGATCAAGTTTACAACGGGTGGACGAGCGACCCCGACTCGATCCACCCGTCCTACCGTAACAAGGCGTTCCGTAAGCGTACAGTCGCCGCCTGCGGCGGGGACGCCAAGGTCGCCGCCAACCCGCTACGCCTGTGGACGCCGCTGGTGGCGACCAGGATGATCCCGGAGCACTGCTTCGAGTCCGTCTACGAGTGGCTCGAGACGCTGCCGGACACGGTGTGGGACGAACTACTACAGTACGTCGAACGCGGTGCAGCTTGCACTTTGATCGTGTTCGGCGGCCGTTATCTGACCCTGTCCCTGGTCGGGTCCGTGTTCGACGTGGAGACGTGTGGGCTGAGTCACAGTTTACCTACCGACTGGTGGGAAGCTAAGATGATCAACCTGACGACGTTGTACCACGCCAGCAAGGACAGGGCCGGAAAATGGACGCAGCCGCCGGATCAATCTGGGCCGACCCCGACACCCCGGCCGCGTGCCTGATCTACCTGGTAGCCGACCGGTACGGGGTGGAGGGCTTACACTGGCTCCCTACGACGGTGTTCGAACACGTCGAGATGGACACCAAGGTTAAGCCTAACCCTCGTGCCAAGGACAAGTACGGGGCGGCCCTCGTCCGCCTCCTCAACCCCGACGAGTTCTTCTCTTCGGCCGCCGGGTTCCGGACGATCTGTCAGGGCCTGGCGGCCGACTGGTTTGACACCCACATCGAGCAGCCGCTCACGCCTGAAGAGATCGGTCTGGGGATCCTGGAAGCGTGGATGATCGCCGCCCCTGACCCCAAAGTCGGCGAGGATTTCTCCGTCACCGTCACCCGGATGATCAACTGGGTGTTCCGGAACGCCGGTTACAACCGTCTTCCCACCTCGATCCAGGCGTTCGGCGTCAAGCACGACCCCGGCGTCAACTGGGGGGCCGACCTGTCCGAAGACCCGGACTTGATCATGGACGCTCAGGCGGGGGCGGAGCGAAGCGAAGAGGACTTCAACAACTTCATGCGCGACAAGGTGACGGAGATGGCCGACTACCTCGACCGTCTCCCGCTACGGAAGACCAATGCCAAGGACATTGCAGAGGAACTGCGTAGAAGCGTGAGGTAGCATGTCAGCGTTCAAGGACTATCTACGCCGACTCTACACGACCGACCCGACTAACTTGGCCAAGTACGCGTCCGCCAACATCGTTTACCTCCGGGTCGCCCGGCGGATGTGGCGGGGCGTAAAGCGCATCTCGTCCGCCAAGGTGACGGCGGACGACTACGCGGTGGACGACGAGAGCGTTACCAACCCGAGCTGGAAGCTCTGCCCGCGTGAGATGCGGAAGGAGTTCCAGGCGCTGTCGGATCAGACCGACATCACCGTCGAGCGGTTTTGCTACGGCAGTCAACTCACCACGGGCCCGGATCAGGAGGAGGGCGTGAGCGCCCTATCGATCCTGACCGGCGGCGGTAGGTACGCGGTGGACGTCGGCTACTGGCCGATGCTCCAAATGCGCCTGGCCTTCATCGAGGAGCAGTGGAACGCCGCCGCCGACCTGTGGTGTTCGGAGGAGGGCTACAAGCGGATCCACTTCCTACTCGAGGAGGAGCGGGGTAAGAACACGTACGAGAAGATCAAGGAGCACATCCCTGACCGTCACACGCTTAGGACGAAGTTCTCGTACTCCGTCCGCCGCGCCCCCGTCGTGTTCATCGAAGACCGAAACGTCCCCCAAGACGTCGAAGACGGTCGTCGAGACGAGCTGGTGGAGCTGATCGACACGGCCGTCCGTCAACCCCGCGAACAGCTTGCCCAGGCCGTACAGGACGTCTGCGACCGCCTCGTCGTGTTCGACGGTGTGCGGCTCCATGCCCTACAGGCGACACGCGTAACCAGGAACGGTAAGACTACGGAGTCACCCCGCTCTGTCCGCGGCACTACGCTCACCAACCTCAAAGAACAGCTCAACAACACACAGAAAATCGAACGGTACATTAACTCAGAGTTTCGTTACAAAATCCAACTGTTAAACCAGGAGCTTCCGGACGCCCCCGACGCCGCGTCGGAGGTCGCGAAGAAGTTGAACTATGACGACGCAGAGGCCGTGAGGCTCGGTGGGATTATGCGGGACTTGGTCGCCGCTGCCCGGGACGAGTCTGGGATGTGTGCCGGATTCTCCGCCGCCGTCGCGCGGTAGGAGACCCGACGTAAGTTTGGAGTCGACGTGGGCGAGAGCAAGGAGTTAATCGCTCGGCCGGCGAAGCCGGGCGAAGCGCGGGTCGCAGCCGCCCTATACGAGGACGGCCGGGTCACCCTTGGGGACAACTCCAAGCCGGTGACCGACGGAATCAGTGTACTCTGTCTGCCAGCTGACTCCGAGGACCCGCTCGGGACCATGATCCTGATCCGCACTACGCGTCCGAACGGACTAATGGAGACCGGCGCGGTCGTGGCCGTGTGTGTGGATAAGGCGGTGAGCAGGAAGCTCGCTAACGTGATTACGTCCTTCCTAATACGCATCATCCCAGGCGTCGCGGCCGAGAACTGGGAGCGCGGCTACTTGAGCATCGAGGTCGCGAAAGACGCCGTCGACCACCAGGAACTCTTGAGCGACGAAGGTTGGCAACGCCTCATGGGTACGAAGACGTCCAAGACCTACCGCTACGTGCGGTTTCTGGCGGACGCTGAGCGCGAGACCGAAATCGATGACGACGACGATGACGACGACGATGACGACGACGAAGACGACGAGGAAGACGACGAGGAGTAGGGCCCTCGACCACATCCACGTCGCCAGACAGGCGCTGGCCTGTAACAGACGCAACGGCACTAACGACCCCGGGATCATCACCCGGTCCGGACGCTCCGGTAAGTCGCATCGGAGCTACAGAGTGGGCATCAAGGACGCCGCCGGCAACGTGGTGGCGTACGTCGAGCAGAGTACCGACAATCCCCTCTCTTGTGGGGCCGTCGTGTACATCGTGTGCAAGCACGGCTCGGTCGAGATGCCGTTGAATACCGTCGGCCAGTACTAACAAGAAACCCCGCCAACTCGGCGGGGTTTTCTTTTTAGCTGTTGGCGACCTCTTCCCAGTTCACAGGCGGCCTGGGTGCGTACCCGGCGGGCACTACGCCCCTGGACTGCAGGAGTCGCTCCACCGTCGCTCCGTACTTCTCGCTCTGCAACATCTCGGCCTTCTTCTCTCGGCTCACGATCGGGCCGCAGTCAAGCAGGTCCGAGCACAGGTCGTCCGGAAGGTCGTCCAGGCTGTCGCGGGTGTACCAGTTGCCGCTCTCGGCCTGAATCACGCCGGCGAGCTTGGCACGTGCAGTAGACGGCGTATCACCGATGATCCCGTCGGCCGGGTCGCCGTACATCTTCATGCCGTACTTGGCGTCTAGCTGCTTGAGCAGGTCGGCCAGTTCAGCGACCGACTTGAACGACCCGACCGTCTCGACATGACCGGAGTCGGATGCCAGCTTCACAGCCTGCTGTGCCTCCTCTTCCTTCTTCTTCTGGTTTTGGTGCTGGTTGTAGAGGTGGGCAGCGCCTGCGCCAAGCCCGAAGGCACCTAATCCGACCGCACCGGGGATTGCGTATTGCGACCAGTCGGGGCCGGTTGCCGTCGGTACAGGCGGCGGTACAGGCGGCGGTACGGGCTCAGGGTTCGGAAGTACCGAGCTTGCAGCCGCAGGGTTGATAGGTTTAGGTCTTGGCATTGCAGCCATCATACGCTCGAGCCAACCACTGCCGTCGTACCCCCCACCTACACCTTTATGTACGCCGGGCTGGTTGGCGTCGACCCACTCTTGGTGTATACCAGGTGGACCGAGTTTGTCGAGCACGTTGATCTCCTTGGGCGCAACAGAATCAGCGCCGGCCCCGAACTCTAGGCCCTTAGGTAGCCCCACCCAATCCTCAGCCCGCTTGATCTCAGCCTTCAGCCCAGTCAGGATCTGTTCGACCTCCTTCAGCCCACGTTCCTGCGCGTACTTGACGCGCATGTCGAACTCGAGCTCCCACTGCGGGTGCAACATCGCTTGGCCGGCTTCAGCCTCAAGTCGGTGTAGGGCGTCCGGCGAGACGGCCCCGGGATGACGTTCGGCGGCCTTGACCAGGTTGTCGGCAAACGTCATCCGCTCATCCGGGTCGAAGTCGCTGGCGTACTTACGGAAGTACTCCGCGGCGATCTTGGTCTGGTACTCGGAGTCGAGCGGGTACTTCTGAGCCTCGGGCAGTCCCCAGTGCTGGACGCCGGCAACGGTCTCAGCGGCGGGCCGGGCCTTGGAAAGCCGATCCCACTCGCCACCAATGCCGTGGTACTCGCACGCCTTTTTGATATAATCGCCCGTAGTTTTGCACTCCGATCGACCGGCGTGGTACGCTGCCGCCGACACCCAAGCAGCGGTCTTGTTGTGAACCGGGTAGGTGCGGGTTGAGTCGGCGAAGTTCACGGCGATGTTCGGGACGTCGACGACCTCTTCCAGGTTGCCTTCCAACACGTCGTCCGGCGCGGCGTACTTCTGGAGCAAGGAGAGCACCTTCGCGCCGGTACTGTCGGTCAGGGGCCCAGGGGCAAGGAAATTCATGATCAGTCTCCGTTCCAGGTGGCCGTCGGCCGCGATGAGCTGCTTCGACTATTTTAGCAAAATCGAGGGCGTAGAGGAGGGGACGCCGTCGATCTTACCGTGTCACAGTTGTAGGTCGAAGTCTGCCGTCGCCGTCGTGCTCCAGGACGATGTCGGGTATTGGGTACGGTGCACCGCGTGTCAGTGGGAGGGGGACCTGTTCCAACACGCCTCGAACTTCGTTCGGTCGCAGCAGTCTCAATCCGACGAGCCGCTGTCGACCGACGAGTGTATCAAACACTTACGGTCGTTGGGAGTTAAATTCCGACGGGGGTGTACGGCTAAACGTGTGACTCAAAGCTATCTGAGGCACGTTAAGGCGCGACAGGCGTTCCTGAACCTACAGGCCGCCATGAAGAAGCGGGCGGTGTCCAAGATCAATACCCCGGCCGTCGCGTACTACAACCTACAACTCAACCCGCACGTCGCTGATATGTGGTGGTGTGCCAGTCCGGCTGAGGTCAACTCCTACCTGTTCAGACACACCGACAACGAAACGCACTTTGCACGGACAGCCGGCTGCATCACCGGCGAGGACCGTCAGATTCCGACGGTCGTCGCACCCTACTTTGACGCCATCGACAGACTGGTGGCTGTGGCCCTACCAGCGTGGAATCAGTTTAACAGTTGGGTCACACGTTGCCTGCCTGCGGGCGGCAGCGGCGTCGCGTTCCGCAGGGCCGCTGGGTTCAAGTGTGCAGCGTGGGGAGATGAGGGGAAGATCTGCACTGAGCCAGCCGTCCCGCTGTTGATGCAGGCGCACAACGCGAGCAGCAACATCTCCCTCCTGCCGATGGTCGCCGTCATCGATCCGAGCACGCCGAGGGAGGTGGCGTCGATCAAGAAGAATCTACCCAGAAAGAACTGGACCATCCTCCACACGCCGGAAGCCCCGGTGTCGACGTACTACTTCGCCCGCACCCTGAACGTCGATCTCGAGCGTGTCGAACCGGTAGATCTACGTAACCGCAGGTTCAATCGAGTTATTCGTCGGACGTGGGTGGAATCGATGGCGGAGAGAACGCTACAGCACCTCAGGTCGGGGTCGACCCAGAAGGAGGTGTTAATCAAGTCGTCCCCGTTCGGCCAGTGGACCGACGACGTCATCGAACGTGTCGGTAAGTACTTGCCGAAGATGGAGTACGACGACCTCAAGCTGTTGCTGGCGAAAACGGTGCACCACAGGCGGGCCCGCGTATCGCCCGAGGTGACTATCGTTGAGACGCCGGCCGGATGGCTGTGGGACGAGCAGCAGCAGATCGTCGCCACCACGTACCCGGTGAACGTTCAGGCTTATACTCGAGGACGCAAGGTCAGGCACAAAGGCGAGGTGTGCGTGACGCACAACGGGAAGATCGTGGCGTTGGTTCCGTTCGACTCAGGTCGGTTCCGTAAAGACCCCGTAGCGGTTATGGAGACGGCTGTGATGAGGAAGTCCCTGGAAGACGGCCGTCTGTCCAGGGACTACTGCAAAGAACCGGAACCGATCATCGCCAACCACGTCGCGCGGATCGCGATGTTCTTTAGCCGTTAATACCTAGGGTCGGGCGGCGTCGGAGCGTTGACCAGCGACGGCCACCGGCATGTGTATTCCCAGAGGCAGGCGGCGGCGTAGTTGACGGCAGCCGTGAAGTCATCGGACACGTGCTCGCTGCTGCGCCGGATGCGGAACGTACCGCCAGTGGGTGTGTCGACGCGGTCCTCGACGAGTGAGATGAAGTCCCACAGAAGGCCGGGTTGGTTGTCGTCCACGTAGTCGTACTGGAAGAACTTAACCTTGCCCTGTTTAATGGCCTCGCACAAGAACTGCAGCGTCTGAGCCTTGTGCATGACGTAGTAGGTACGCTGGCGGCTGGCGGTGCCGACGCGTTTCTCAACCATCCCGCCGCCGGTGACGCCCTGGTACGCCATAGGCACGATGCGCTCGGCCGGCCACCCCATGTACGTCAGGGCCGACTCGGACGCGGTGCCGATACCACCCTGGATGTCGTGGGCGATCAGGTGGGCCCCACACGTCTGGGCGATCTGCGCAATCTTCTTGGCCTCACCGACGCGGTCCGTCGACGGCTCAAACTGGAACCCGTAGAAGACTTCGGCCGACCCATCTGGGCCCAGACCAACGGCAGCGCCTTTGGTACGGCTCACACCCTCGTCACCGCCGCCGCCCCAGTCGATCCCCAGGACGACCATCGAGTAACGTCGACCCCGGGACCGGGCCTCTTCGATCGTGTTGGGGCCCAACGTGGCGGCGCGTTTCAGGTCGTCGATGGACACCAACTTGTACGCGCTGTCCCACGCCTCACCCAAACACTCATTATAGAATTTGGCGGTCGTGTACCCCTGTCGGCCGTCGCGGTACGACAGGAACAGCTTCCACTTCTGCGGTTGGGCGTAGTGGAACGGGAAGATAATCTGCGGGGCGTAGAACCCGAGGACGTCGCGCTTACGCTCCGGATAGCGGTGGACCCACCGGCCTAGACGCGGCCTAACAGGCTTCTGACACCGGTGACATACCGTCCCGGGCTCGAACTCCGAGATGTCGTCCCGATACTCACCTATCATGGAGATCAAGTGGCCTTCGGGCTCCAGGCAGCAGATGTTGTCGAATCCGCAGTGGTGGCACTTGACCTGCCAGACGCCCTGACTGGACGTGAGCCAGGTTCGTTCCAAGTACGTGTCCAACGTCTTGCTGGTGCCGCTGACCCACGTGCTCGGCGTCTTGCACGCACTCATGGTCTGACTGAGCACGGGTAAGTGTGCGGAGTCCATGTCCTGCGCCTCGTCGACGAACAGGACGTGGGCCGTCTTGGACCGTGTGCGCTCGGTGTCAGCCAGGGCGTACGTGAAGAACACCATAGACCCGTTGGCGAAGCTGCGCCTGCGGACGTTGCCGACGGTGTTCGTCTCGCACAGCATCGACCGGATCGGGCTGTCCTCGATCATCGGTTTGAAGATGGTGGACGACAGGGTGTCGCTCTGTTCCTGGCGCGGGACGACGACGAGGACCTTGCGGCCCTCGATCATGGCGCACTCGAGAATCAGTCGGCCGATGATGGACCGCGTCTTCCCGATCTGTCGGCTACTGCGGTGGACCACAAGCGGCGATATGGACGTCGAGAACACCTCGTCAAACGGGAAGTGGTCGTCCAGCCGCATGGGGGCGCGGTCGATGGTCAAGAGCTGCGGGAGGTAGGGAACCAGGTTACGGACTTTTCCGCTCTCGTCGAGCTGCACGGGCTAAACTCTCATCGGGAAACCGTCAATATTACGACGGTGGCATAACAGTTTGTGTTCAGTGTAAGTGGTGTGTTGCAGATGTACTATGGCAGAATGATCATCGGCCAGCCCGACGATCAAGTGTTTCACCAGTGCACTACCACGCAAGTTCAAGCGGTTACAGCTTGTCTCGCCCTAGTTGGCCTTCTGTCTTACCTGGACGACGGCACCAGGGGCGGACTGATCGGGGCTCTCGTCTTCTTCCTGTTCTTCGTCTACCACTCCAGGGACAAGTCTTGAGGCGTTGACTCGGTGCGCTCACGCAACTAGAGTCACCCCTCCTACCTGAAGTCGGCTGGGAGTCGTTCCCGGCCTCGGTACAACGTCGGAACAAGAGTCGGTATAAGTCAAGATGGTTAAGCACAACAGCAAGCTGCCCACGACCTGTGTGAAGCGCGACGGCGCCACCGTGCCTTTCGACGGCGAGAAGATCGTCAAGGCAATCCGTCGCTGCTTCGACAACGTCTGGGCGGACGAACGTACTCTCGCGGACAAGAGCGTCGACGACGTCGTCGGCAACATCTACGGGCGGGTGCTCAATGTGATCGCGGCCCAGAAGGCCGACCAAGTCAGCGTGGAAGACGTCCAACGGTTCGTCCTCCACGTCCTCTGGTCGGACAAGCTGTACGCCGCGGCCGAGCACTACCAGAACTACCGAGAGGACCGGCGTAAGGCCCGGTTCAACACGGCCGTGACCCCCGACCGCCTGGAAACGGTCAAGGCGGACCAGAAGCACTTCCCGACGGACCTGCAGTACTACCAGTTCATCGGAAAGTTCTCGCGCTGGCGGGACGCCGACCGCCGCCGGGAGACGTGGAAGGAGACGGTCACGGAACGGGTGATGCCCTGGTTCAAGGGCTTGCCCGGTGCCCAGCTCGAAGACGCCGAGTGGAGCATGCTGCAGGACAGCATGTACAACCTCGAGTCGTCCCCGGCCATGCGGGTCGTGCAGATGGCCGGGCCGGCGCTGCAGAGGGAGCCGCTGGGATGCTACAACTGTCTGGGCGTCGAGACGGCGTTTATCACCCGTAATGGTGTGAAGACGTTTCGAGACTTCAAAGACGGCGACACTACCGTGGTGCTTACGCACACCGGCTCCTGGAAGAACGCTGTCGTTCGAAACTACGGCGTCCAGAAGCTCTACACACACCACATCAATCGCTCACGCACCAAAGTGACTGTTCGCGCCACGGCCAACCACCGCTGGGTGCTGAGTGACGGTAGTGTTCAAACCGGGCTCAAGGCGGGCGATAAGCTCCACTTGCCGCCGTGTCCGTCGATCAACTGGAACTACGACGCTGCAGAACCGCTGGAGAAGCTCTACTGGGCGTACGGATACGTGTACGGCGACGGTACCCGCGTCAAGAAGGACGGTGAGTACACGTACTCGATGGTTCGTCTCTGTAAGAACGACCGTGGGTACCTTGAGCGATTCGAAGAGCTCGGTTTCGGCTCCAGTAATCCGTTGTCGTGTAAGGGCGACCCGATCGTCTACACTGGTAGCTACCTCAAGACTCTCCCCGAGTTGACCGACGACTTGGGCGTGATCCGGGCTTTCGTACGCGGCTACCTGGACGCGGACGGCGGTAGTGGTCACCCCCAGTCGCCGAACGACTTCTCCTGCATTCAGGTGACCGGCGAACAGTCTATCGAGTTCGTTCGACGCGTGTTTCCCGTCGCGGGCTACTACATCACGCGCGAAGAGGTTGTCGACAAGGACACCAATTTCGGTCCGCGCTCGGCTCTGACAATTCGGTTCGGACTGACGAACAACTTCGGCGTTGCGACGAACCGGTTCTACGGGTTGACGTCGAACGTCGAAGACGACGGTAGTCCGCCGGAAGAAGTGTGGTGTCTCGAGGTCGAAGACGACCACTCGTTCGTGCTCCCGTCAGGTGTCGTCACTGGAAACTGCGCTTATGCACCGATTGTCGACAGAACGTCATTCTCTGAACTCCTGTACGTACTCATGCAGGGGACGGGGATGGGGTTCTCAGTCGAAAACGACTACATCGACGAGCTGCCTCGCATCAAGAAGCAGCGTAACACCCCTCGGGAACGGATCGTCGTCCCGGACAGTACTGAGGGGTGGTGCAAGTCGTACGACCGCTACCTGGAGCTCCTCTGGGACGGGCGTGAGGCGGACATCGACGTCTCGTTCGTCCGCAAGGCGGGCAGCCGCCTGAAAACTAAAGGCGGGAAAGCATCCGGTCCGGGGCCTTTCCTGGAGCTCTGCTCGTTCGCCAGCAATCTGTTCAAGTCGCGTCAGGGTAAGTACCTGACCGACCTGGATTGTCACGACCTGGCCTGCATGACGGGTCGGATTGTTCAGGTGGGCGGCGTCCGTCGGGCGGCAGAGATCTCCTTGTCCGACCTGAACTCGCGGGCGATGCGGGACGCCAAGTCTGGCGCGTGGTGGACCAACAACCCGCAGCGGTCGATGGCGAACAACTCGGCCGTCTACGAGGAGAAGCCGGACTCTACGACGTTCATGGAGGAGTGGCTGGCGCTCACCAAGTCCCGCAGCGGCGAGCGCGGTATCTTCAACCGGCAGGCCGCGCAGCTACACAAGCCTAAGCGTCGTAAGATGGTACGATTTGGCGTTAACCCGTGCGCGGAAATATTACTTTCGCCTCATGGTTTGTGTAATCTCAGTATGTGTATCGCACGTCAGAACGATACCGCCGAATCGCTACGACGTAAGGTCCGTGCCGCCACATACTTCGGCAAGCTGCAGTCGCTGTGTACGAACTTCAATTACGTCCGGTCCGACTGGAAGCGTAACGCCGAAGAGGAGCGTCTCCTGGGTGTGGACATCACGGGTCAGGCCGACTGCCCCTTACTGAGGTTCAACTCTCAGACCGATCGGGCCGCTCTCCTCCGGACGCTCCAGGAGGAGGTCCTGTCAGTCGACCGGATGCTGGCCGAACGCTGGGGCATCAACGTCTCCGCGGCAGCTACGACCGTAAAGCCGGGCGGTGACTCTGCGGTGTTCTTCGACTGCTCTTCGGGCGTGAGCCCGCGTTTCAGCCGGCACCAGATCCGGTGGGTGCGAGAGTCGAAGGACAGTCCCGTGGCCCGCTTCCTGATCGACAGCGGCGTTCCGCACGCCCCGGCCCCCGAGGCCCCGGATCGCCTACTGGTGTTCGGGTTCCCGAAGGCTGCCCCGACCGGCTGTACGCTCCGTGACGACATGACCGTGATCGACCAACTCGAGAACTGGCTGACGTGGAAGGAGAACTGGGCCGAACACTCCGTGTCCGCCACCATCTACGTCGGCGACGACGAGTGGCTGACGGCCGGGAATTGGGTCTACAACCATTTCGACCAGATCACGGGCCTGTCGTTCCTTCCGCGGGACAACGGCACCTACACGTACGCCCCGAACGAGGAGATCGACGAGGCGAAGTACGGCGAGATGATGAACTCCTTCCCTGACCTCAACTGGGCGAAGCTGTCCGCCTACGAGGAGGAGGACATGACCGAGGCCGCTATCACGTTCGCCTGCGTGGGCGGCGGCTGCGACAACTAAGCGACAGGCTTCGACTCCGGGCTTCGACAGGGGCCTGGAGTCGTTTTATGAAAAACGCGTGAAAAATTTGACACGCTTGCTCCGAGCAGTAACATGAGTCGTTAGTGAATTCCTTGCGACGCCTAGCAGATCGAGAGGAAGACATGCAGCTCGTAAGCGACTTTCGCGACTACTACGACTGGGCGTTTGACCGTGACGGGGTCGTGTTCGACAGGATGGCTCGTAACAGCGGTCCAAAGAAGGCTGCTCAGTTCAGCATCCTCCGCGACACACTCGGACACCTGACTCCGCCCGTCGGACCTGTAAACTGCGTACTCGGGACGAAGTGGCGGGGTAAGACGATCGACAAGGTCGTTGCCTACACGGACGACGCGGCTCACTGCGGCGAGGGTAAAGAGCTCGTCACACTAGACTCAGACGGCTGGCGGACCAACACTACGCTCTGTTCGGCGTATTTAGGTAAGCCGGGGCTGAGTTGGAGAAAACTACACGTAGGTCCGCACGTGTTCTGGATCGAGTACACGTCCACCGAGTCGTGGATGTCGAACGTGGGTGACGGAACGTGCGAAGTCATCGGCGTCGAGATGGACTTTGGCATCACAATATACCCGCTCCTGGCGATCGACTTCGTCCTGGACGACGAGATGTACGCGGTGGACCTGAACGTGGCTCCGGGGATCAAAGGCAGCGGCGTCGAGAAGCTCCTCCCGGCTGAGCAGGTGGTCGAAGCGATCAGACGTTGGTGTGCTTGGTAAAAAGGTGGTGTGTAGTGAGCGAGCACAGTCGAGTCACCGTGACGACGGCGGCGACGGACGCCGTCAACAAAGTGTGCAAGATCGAGGACGAGATCGTGTCCGAGAACTGGCTGCCGCCGGCGTGGGTGGCGGCCAAAGGCCCGCAGTTCCCGTCCGTACAGCCCGTCATGGTCCTCATGTGGCGGCACTGGTACGCGCTGGTGACCGCGGTGAAGGACAAGAGCGTTCGCTACAACACTTTACGGATCAGGGAGGCGCTCACCGACCTCGCAGCCGCGGCCATCAAGGGGGCGGTCGACCTGGACGCCATCGAACGTGGTGGCGGGCTGAGGGACGTCGACTCGCGTAAGGCCGGGGAACTGCTCACGTCCGTCAACCCGAGTGCCGTAGACTACGACCTGACCGAACCACCGGACATCGAGTCCGATGCAGACGAGTAACGCATGACCCCGGGGCGACCCGGGGTTTCTTCGTTTAGGGGGTACGATGCAGATACAAAGGCACCTCCTGTGGGTGTCGGGACGTGGTGACGATGATAAGCTGATAATCGGGATGAATGTTTTAGTGTTTGGTGGAAAGTACAGCGAAGTCGTAATCGACGCAGTGAAGTTCACGTACGAGGAGGTCACAACACTCGACGCCGACTGGTTTATCGATCACCTGCCGGAGTTCGACGGACTGTTCGTCTTTGACGAAGAGGGCTAACGATGACTCGAACCAGCGAGCTGTCTCGGTGTCTCACGTATGACCACGAGTACTACTTCACAGTGATGAATCAATACGACTGGCACACTTGGTCTAGGATCACCGTGTCAGTCGACAGCCCGGAGTTGAACGGACACTGGATCCGGCACCTGACGGCGATTTGGTTGAATCTTCCCAGGAACGACGAACTCTACGCCTACGACGAGGAGGGGTGAGCGTGTACTGCCGATCGAGGAGTCATAGCGATAGAACGGAGCTACTGTACAGATACCTACACAGTCTGACGGTGGCGGTAGACACCCGCTGTGGTAGAGACGTCGGCGTCGTCGTGTACGCGTTCAGTGGACGTGACCGCCGCGACGACACGCCCGAGACACAACAACTGACAGTACTGTGGCGCGCTCTGCCCAGGGGAAAGAAGCTGTTCACCCCGGACGAGGAGGGTTAACCGTGTCGGTACGTCTCACTGGAATGTTCCGCTACTACGGCACGACGTTGGTCGCCGTCGATAACGTCGTCAAGTGCGACGCCAACTTCATCGTATCACACGGTGGACCCGATGCGGCACAGGATGTAGAGTTCGATCGCGTATGGAGACTTTTGCCACATCGGGGAAACCTGTTCACCCCGGACGAGGAGGGCTGACCGTGTCGACGTGTCTCATCAACATGTATCGCTATTACGGCACGACGTCTTTCGTAAGAATGTATCGCTATTACCACATGGCGTCAGTCGCCGTCGATAACAACGTCACGTGCGACATCGACCTCATCACATCACACAGCGGATGCGTTGTGGCGTATGATACAAAGTTCGAACGTGTGTGGAGTAGTCTGCCACAGATGGAAGACCTGTTCACTCTGGACGAGGAGGGCTGACCGTGTCGACGTGTTTCATCAACATGTATCGCTATTACGGCACGCCGTCGGTCGCTGTCGACAGTTACGACAAGAATGACGCCGGCGTCATCACGTCACACAGTGGATACAGCTGCTCGGAGCGGGATACAGAATTCAACCGTGTGTGGAGACTTTTGCCGCAGATGAGTGACCTGTATGAACTGGACGAGGAGGGGTGATCGTGTGCGGAAGCGTCGTATTGTCGGTGTTGAGAGAGGTTTGGGGCGGTGGGTGGTTTGGCATCCAACTGTGCATCGGGGACCACCCTCGGAGCGAAGTCTGGTCGATGCCGGCGATCAATTACGTAGACTTCCGACACACCCTGCCGGACTCGAGGTTGTTTCGTGAAGAAAGCGACGCCCGGCGCGGAACCTTCGTGAGGTTGGTCTTCGCGCTACCGAACCGGCGGGAGCTATACGTCTTCGACGAGGAGGGCTGACGTGCGTCACGTGTACAGGATTCAAAGGGGGTACCCGGAGCAGTACAACGCGTTAGCTGTGTACACCACAACGCCAACGCCTAGTGTGGTGGAGGCCGCGGATCTGGCCGTACCGCACGTTCTCGGGTTGAGAACCGAGCGAATTAACGAAGTGTTGATGAAAATCTGGTGGAATCTACCCTGTACCGAAGAACTATACACCTACGACGAGGAGGGATGACGGTGAGTCGAGAAATTGCGGACATGGCGAGGATGTCCGACGCGAGCGGAAACGCGTTCACGTATGCGGCGATGGTCGTGTACAGGCCGGCGGACAACGAACGCGAGACGACACGGCACAAAACAATCATCTGCGTGAACAGCGTGAGATGGTCGACTGGTAATCACCGGTCAGGTTACAGGCTGAGAACGCTGTGGCGGAAGTTGCCGGACCAGGACGATCTGTTCACGTGGGACGGGGAGGGCTGACATGATCCTGTGGATCGAGCGGTGTCACGGCTGGGCCATACTTACCGGCGCACGCTCCGGTCACCACCTGACGGTATGTCGTCGAGACAGTGGGGGAGGTTCGCGTTCCCGGACGCACATTTACGCGCCGAAGTCTATGGAACACAGGGACGTCGAACACGACTGGCAGCATCGTTGGTTCGATCTACCCAAAGGTGGTGAACTGTTCACGTGGGACGAGGAGGGGTGACGTGCGTCAGACTTGGTTCCCTGTACGAGACTTCCGCGGTTACAATTACAATACCGCGCAAAATGAGGCGTTTGTAAGATTCTTTCACCCTTCACCGCCGTGGTGGCGAAAAGTGAACTGCGTCGTTAACGTGTTAAGCGTAAACATGACTAAGTTTAGGAGGATTTGGGAAATACTTCCTAACGGGTCAGCCCTGTTCGTTTACGACGAAGAGGGATGAGAACAAAATGAAAATAGTAAGTTCACCAACTTACTAAACTATGCCCTAAAAAACACCCCAAATCGGGGTGTCGGAGCCGTCGATATATTGCAGCTGTCTTTCTTCTTCTTCTTCTTCTTAAGAAATATGGTTAAGAAGAAGAAAGCCGTGTCTTTTTCCTCAAAGCAGGAAAAAGACACTACAGAGTTACGGAAAATCGCCCCAAAACGAACCTCCAAGGATATGTTATCTATACCTGGCGCTGCGCGCTCCGCAGTGCGGACTGGATGCGAGGATGTCAACCGACCGAGTCGTGAAGATCGACCCGTCAAAGTTCCCTGACGGCTGGATTAGGGTCCCATTTCGCATTACGCCGATTCTGAGACAGCCTGGAGCCATATCTCGAACTTCCCGCCTCTTGACGGCGTTCGCCTTTCCTAGGCCCGTTTATTCGCAAATCCTGCCGTGGTCGAAATTGAGCCTGGACGAGAAATGGGTTGCGGCTGCCTCGGTATGGTCTGGAATCCTGGAATCGCTCCTATCGTTCCCGGATTGCACCGAGTCTCGACCAGATCTGAACTTCAAGAAATGGCGATCTTTAGTCAAACGGATGGCGCTGTGTACACCGCCGGGTTACGAGTTTACTTCCCCAGACGTAACACTCCCGTTCGCCTGCCACGTCGCCGTATGCCCGTTCTGTTACGCTAGGCGCGTCTCTGAGCTCGTAAAAGACGTAAATAGGGTTCTGACCCAGGCCCCACCCAGAAAACTCCTCTACGCGTATTTAATCGCAAATAAGGGGTCACGGCAAAATACAATCAATTTATTGCGACGCCTCAAACCGACTGGTGCCGTCGGGGTGTTCACTCCGAGATCCGTCGATGAGGACGAGTGGTACTCACGTATCGTAGGGTTGACTTTCGACCACAAGCAGGTAGCATCTGATGAGTCGACTCGACTCAGACACCGATACGACGTCAGCGACTTCCTGGTCCGTAAGCTCCTCTACCCGCGCATCTGGTCGTCGCGGAACCAGGTCAGGTACGTCGCAGGAGCTCTTCATACGTTCTGTAACCACAAGAATTTAAGGACGATCGCTACTTACGGCATGGCCCGTCAGTCGTCGTCTGAGGGAGGATGAATGAAGAAGCCTTACGTGTGGGTGATCGGGGACCTGATGCTCGACGTCGAGGTCCGGTCCGAGCGGTTCAGGCGGACGCCGGAGGATGCCGTCGCTCCCGTCCTTCCGTCCGTACCCGGTAGTAACGCCGTGACCTATCTGGGCGGCGCTGGCAACTTGGCGGCTAATCTGGCGACTCTGGGCTGTCGCGTCGACCTGTTTAGCCAGTTCGACCCAGACAAACTGCCTGAGGACTGCGCGCCGAGCGACTTTCCGTCCGTCGACGGCCTGACCCTTCCGTGGGTACCCACCAAGACCGCCCCGCTTACAGTTAAGCGACGGTACTACGAGGGTGACCGCCTGGTCGCCCGCGTCGACTCGGATTACCAAGCGTCGCCGATCACCGTCGCCTCGTTACGCGAGACGGGTTATCTTCAGAGTGGGGCTCTTCCCGACGCGATCGTCCTCACCGACTACGGCCGCGGTACGATCAGCAAGGCGTCGGCTCAGGGGTGGGCCAAGTTCGCCGAGGACGAGAAAATCCCGATTTACGCCGATCCTAAGGTGGGTCGTTCGTCGGTCTGGGACAACTGCCGCCTGACCTGTATGGTGTGTAACTGGGACGAGGCTACCGACGTGGTCCGCGAGAATCTCACGCGTGGTGCTACCGACGAGTGGGACGACGTGTGGGATAACGACGATCCGAAATCTGACGTCCGCGCCGCTAAGTTCGTCCAAAACGTGCAGACCGCCTGGGGCCCGTGTCATTCCCTCGTCGTCAAGCGTGGTCAGTACGGGTCTACCTGGCTCAAAGAGGGTGCGAGGGGTCGACCGGTCGTCGGTCACGTCCCCGCGATTCGCAGACAGGAGGTCATCAACGTCCAGGGCGCCGGGGACACCTACCTGGCTGGTCTGGTGACCGCGATGTGTCGTGGCGCCAAACTCGAGGAGGCGTGCGTCTACGGCTCAGCAGCCGCTGGCGTCGCCGTGTCGCACAAGGGCACGTACGCCGTCAAGCGTGAGGAGGTCCTCGACCTGATCCGCGCCCATTACGCCGACAGGGACGAGCGACGCGTCGTGCCGATCGGTAAGGCGATCGAGACGGCCAACCGCATGCGAGCTTTCGGGTTCAAGATCGGGTACACCAACGGGTGTTTCGACGGCCGCCTACACGCCGGCCACCGACACACCTTGCGGGAAGCCAAGGCGCACTGCGACTATCTGTTCGTCGGCGTTGACTCCGACGCCCGGGTGCGTAAACTGAAGGGGCCCGACCGGCCTCTGGTGGACGAGGTCGAGCGAGCCCGGTCGGTCGACAGCCTTCACTTCGTCGACTCCGTGTTCGTCTTCAACAGCGACCCCGCTGACGTCGTCAACGCGATCAAGCCTGATGTTTTGGTCAAGGGCGGCGATTACGCGCCCGAGACCGTCCCGGAGGCCGAGGCGCTCAAGGCTTGGGGTGGTAGACTGCACATCGTGCCGTCGGTGGACGCAGAGCGTACGTCCGCGTTCGTTAACAGGGTCCGGGGGTTGAATGGCTAAGATCGCGTACCTGACCGCCGACTGGCACATCCCTGAGGAGCCTGACGCCGGTGCTTGGTCCGACCTACCGATCGTCGGCGACGCACAGTTCGCTCTCAGTCAGATCGTGGACCTGTGCGTCGCCGACCGTGTCCCACTCGTCGCGGCCGGCGACATATTCGACGGCCCGGATGTGGCGCCGAAGGCTCTGGGCAACCTGTACGCCATCCTGCGTCGCCTCCGTGAGCCGGTGATCTACGTAATCGGCAACCACGACCGCGGACGGAACTGGTTGCTTCCTCTCGGGACTCAGGCGCTACATGCGACGTCAGACCCGATCATGCTCAAGTCAGGGGTGTCTGTCTCCGGACTGGATTGGGTCGAACCTGCACGGTTTTCCGAGGCCGTGGCTCGAATGCCCAAGACCGACGTCGGCATCTACCACCAGACCTGGGCGGAGTGGGCCCCGGGGTCTGGGCGGATACCCTGGTCAGCGCTTCCGCGCCACAGACTCGCTGTGTGTGGCGACATCCACGTGAGATCCATCGTAGAACCCAACGACGGTCCGGCTATGGCGGTCTCACCCGGACCGTTGACCCCCCAGTCCACCGTTGAGTTTATCCCGCACTTGACGTACGCTCTTCACGACGACTTTACTGTAACGTCAGTGCAGCTGCGCGGTAGAACGTTCAAACACTTCACAGTAACAGACGAGCCAACGGCCGACAGGTGCGCCGTCGAGCTGGCCTCTCTCTCACCCGACCCTACGCTTCCGGACCACTTGGCAAAGCCGCTGGTAGCCGTAAGGGTCACGTGCGCGGTCGACGGTTTCGCCGCTACCATCAAGAAGCTGTCAGTGGATCGTGGTTTCGTCCTCCGGTACAACGACGCCGGCACGTCGCCTAAGACTAAAGTACAGGTCAAGGCGTCGGACGTGGGTGATGTGCACCAAGTCATACGCAACTGGAACCACGTCGGCGACGAGGCTAAGAGCCTGGCGCAGGCCCTGTTGGCCGAGAACTGTGACAAGGCCGCGGTGCTCGAGGCGGCACGCGCGGCGTTCAACACAAAGCAGGTGTAGGTCGTGCGGTTACTGTCAGTCACGCTGCAGGACGTCGGCGTGTTCAATAACGCGTCGTTCGACTTCGACGGCAACCTGATCGGCATTCTCGGCCCAAACGGGTCAGGGAAGTCCACACTCATGTCGTCACTTCACTACGCCGTAACCGGCGATCTCAGCCGCTTGGGTGAGCGAGACGCAGTCGCCAAGAAGCGCAGACACCCCGGTGAGCGGCCGTTCGTCAGACTCTTATTCCAGCCCGACGCTGCTAACACTGAGCCTGCTACAATCGTCCGTACGCTCCCGGACGGCCCCAAGTCCGCCACCCGACGGTTGACTTACGCCGATCAGTCGTGGACGAGTCAGGCCGACGTGAACGACCGGTTCGAGCGGTGGACTGGATTACCACTCCGCAGCCTCAGTGACTTCATCTTCGTGGAACAGGGTGAGTTGGCTCGAGTCGTCACGTCTCCGCCCAGCAGCCGCGCTGTCATATTTCAGCGTTTGTTCGGGCTGATGGAGGCCGAGTCTGCTCGAAAGGCCATAGACGAGCACGCGGCTACTCTACCTACCCCGCCGGACCAGACCATAGTTACGGAGACGCGCGTGCGTCTGGTGGAGGCTGAGGCGGCTTACAAGGCGTGTCAGACGGAGTTCGATGCTTTACCCAGGCAGGACCTTAAGCTGTACGACGAACTAAACGCCACCATCGCTCGGTACGTCTCTCAGCAGACCGCCTTACAAGAGGAGGCGTCCCTCGTCGCCAAGATCGACCAACTCGGCGAGGCGCTCAAATCGCCGAAACCTAATCTGCCTGACGCGTCGGACGTCGAACGGCTGCGGGCGTACAAGAAGCAGTGGGCCGAGCACGCCGTCAAGTCGTCAGCGTACGCTCAAAGCTGTACTGCGCTCAGCGAGGCCAACCGCCGACTACGCACCCTGACGGCGGTCTCAGAGCCCGGAGACGTACCCGTTCCGAGTGGCGAGCTAGTTGAGCTCCGGGGACGTAAGTACGCTTACGAGGTGGTTGCGGGTGTAGACGGCGAGCTCGACGGCCGGTGCCCGGTGTGTCGTAACGCCCTAACTCCTGACGTCCAGGACAGGGAGACCGCCGCTGACAGGCTGCAGCGGTTGGTTGACTTGGAACGCCAGTTTAACAAGGCCGTCGTCAACTACAACGAGTCCGTTAAGCGCTACCGCGCGTATACCGCCCAGCGGGATGAATGTGAACGCGTGGTTGACGCGGCGTTCAACACTATGACTAGGTTGGGTGCTGAGGTGCCCAATCCGCCCGATCTGTCGTTGAAAGACGTCGAGCTGTTACTACGCAAACACGATCAGGCCGCCCACGCGTGTAAGGTCAGGGACAACGAGGACGCGGCCAACAGAGACAAAATTAAACAGTTGACGGCTCATCTGGACCACGTTCGAGTCGCACTACGTGACCGTGTGTCTCAGGAACAGGGTGAGGCTGCGCAGCGTGAGCGGGACGTACTTCGCGAGCAGTCGGCCGTACGCCGAGCCTGTGAAGCCAAACTGACCACGCTCAAGAACTCGCGCAACGCTCTGAAGACGCTCCTGGACCGGGCCGAACGTCAGGCGTCAGAGTCGGCATACGTTGTCGGCTGGCGGCGGGTGCTCGACGAGACGAAGGCGATTCTACACAGGGACGCTGCCCCGGCTCAGGCGGCCAAAGCCTGTCTGGAAGATCTTACAGTGGACCTCAACCATCGGCTAGAGTGTCTGGGCGCCAGGTACAGGATGACGGTTAACCACGCCGGCGACTTGTATGCCCACTACCATGACGGAACCAGTACGACGCGGGTTCACTCGCAGCTGCTCAGCGGCGGGGAGCAGGCGACGTTGGGCCTCGCCTGGCGTATCGCCCTTCTCGACCGGTACGCCCCCAACGTCGGCATTCTCTGTCTGGACGAGCCGACCAACGGGCTGGATAAAGAGCGCGTCGTGGCGCTCAAGGCGGCGCTCGAGGCTTGGCGGCCGTACGGCTCCAGTCGGCAGTTCGTCGTCGTCACCCACGACCGCTCCCTGGCAAGTGTGTTCGACCGTGTAATTCAGCTCTGACCGCCGCGAGGTTATAGACATGCCGCCGACCCCGACGCCTAACGCCGCTGTCGCGGTGTTGGTGAAATGGAGCAAGGACGGGAAGGGTGTGGAGGTGCAGACCTCTAAGACCACTACCGTCCGGTACTCAATCGCGCAATTCTGCCAAGACCCCAACATCTTCTCCCCGAACATGAGGGTCCACATCCTCTACAAAGAGGGGATGGCTTTGATCGGCTACGTGGCCGACTTGTGGACCCGCGGCGTCATCAAGAAGGTGTACATCGAGTCCGGGACCGGACAGAGCACCCTACTTGACGCCGTCACGCTGCAGACTATAACGGTTAGTCGGTACGCTACCGTTGAGAGTCTGCGGGCCCACGACGTCTATGTCGACCTGGCCCCATTCGTCCCGCGACACAACCCTGGGTCGTTCGCCTCGGTCATCGGGATCATCTTCGACCCGCGGTGGTACGTCGACCCAGACTGTCCGAACCGCACGGCCCGACTCGAGGCCGCCTTCTCCCTCAACCCTCGGTTCGACGCCGTGCCTCGGACCAAGCGGTCGTTCCTCGAGGGGTGCTGGCGCGGCAAGGACGGGAATTGCACCGCGGACGCCGACTTCTACGGTCGGATGCACCACACTCTGTTGAGCCTGGGTGTGGCCGAGGGTAAGGCCCGCCGTAAAGTGGCTCGGCACTTCCTACGCGCGCTCAGCGGCTCTTGGATGGACGCTTACCGGTTGCAGCACTACAAGGGCGGGGATCGGATGTTCGATCCCAAAGCGTTGTTCGACGCAACGGCCTTGGCGGCCGTGAGAGGGCGGAGTGGCGACAACCGTTAATCTGCGACGCGTGCACCGCGTCGTTTTCGCGTCCGGCGGCAACGGTTTGCTGCCGGACGACCTTCGCTGTTGGCTCTGCGACCAGCTCACCTTCTTTGAACGCCGGTTTGACTTCGTCAACACGAACTCCAACGGCAACGCCCAACTCGAACTGATCGAGCGTAAACTCTACGAAGTCGACCCCAATACCGGCGCGATCGTGTTCGGTCTGGGGATGCTGCCCAGGATTCGCAGCCTGCTGACCCAACTCGGACACAAGGTCGTATGTCAGGGTGGGACGCTTCGACAACTGCACGCCCGTGAGTACCCGAACGCGGCGTACACCGACTTCGACGGCATGCTTCTGGAGTACACGCCGTTCCCCGACCAGGTGACTTGCCTCTCGAAGATACTGGCGTCCGACGGGGGGGTTATTTCGGCGACTACGGGGTACGGCAAGTCGACGATGATGCGGATGCTGTGTCGGCTTTACGCCAAGGCCAAGATCCACATCGTGACCAAGGCCAAGACGTTGGCGCTCGAGATCTACCAGGACTTGATCCAGAAGTTCCCCGACGTCGGCTTCATCGGGAACAACAAGCGGTCGTTCGGCCGGATCACTGTGGTGATGGCGGACAGCATCCATCACGGACAGGGCGACGCCGACATAGTACTGGCCGACGAGGGACACGAACTCGCCGCCCCCAAGTACACCGGAAAGCTGGGCACCTACACCCGAGCCCGGATGTTCACCTTCTCCGCCTCTCCCAAGGGTCGCTCTGACAACCGCGACGTTTGCCTGGAGGCTGTCTTCGGCCCTCAGATCCACACGATGTCCTACCAGGAGGCGCAAGCCTTAGGGCGCGTCGTGCCGATCACCGTGGAGTGGCTGCACGTGGCGGAGGGACCCGGTGTCGACCACCTCCAGTTCCCCACCGCCCGGGAAGAGATCGGTATCTGGCAGAATGAGACGCGCAACCGAATAATCGCCGATCGCGCGCGAAAGTTCGGCCCGGACGAGCAGGTCATGATTATGGTCAAGACCATCGACCACGCCGTTCACCTTAAGTCGTTTTTGCCCGACTACACTCTGGCGTACGCTGGTAATGGTATGGACCCGGCTCGGCTCAAGCGGTACGTCAAACGCGGCCTGCTGAGGCCAGACGAGCCGCTGATGACTAGTAAGCGGATCAACCAGCTCAGGCAGGATTTCGCCGACCAGAAGATCAAGAAGGTGATAGCCAACTACGTCTGGAGCACCGGCGTGAACTTCCGGTACCTGACGGGGCTGATTCGGGCCGACGCTGCCGGCAGTACGATCCGTGACACTCAAATCCCCGGACGCGCGTGTCGCCGGGTGGCGGGTGTCAAAGAGAGCGCGATCCTGGTAGACTGTGCCGACGAGTGGTGTCAGCGGTACTACCAGAAGGCGCTGAACCGGAGGAAGAACTACGAGGAAAAAGGCTGGACTCAGACATGGTTCAATCAGGAAGCGTAAATGAACCCACCTGACGACTTCGAAACCGAATACCAGGCTTACAACCCGAAGTCTGAACCCAAACGTGGCCGTCGGCGGACCGAGCGTCCCCAACTGTCCGCCGACGCCGAACTCAGTCGTACGTTGTGGATCAAGGCGGTGAACGAGGCTAACGCCCTACGCACTGGAGTGACGTCCAACTGGGCGTCTTGCCCGGTGTACGACGGCGGCCTGGATCCGCGGACCGGCCGCACGTACAAGACGCCGGTGTGGGAGAAGATAGCCGCTGAGGCCAAGACGTCCGGGTTTCACGTCAAGGAGCTGATCGACACGGTCTTCCGGGGCTGGAACCAAGACATCATGCCCGCCCCGTACGTCGCCATGTCGTCTGACAACCTGCGACTGGCGATGGCCGAGCGGACGCAACGCGTTCGACGCCTGACCGATAAACTGAAGAACGATTATACGATCTTCAAGTCTAACTGGTGGGGCGCTAAACTCAGCATCGCCGACGCCCAGGTGGCCGCGGCTTATGTGCTCAACGACACGGGCTTGTCCCTGTCTCCGTTGTTCCGCTACTGTGTGGCTCTTCTCAAGAACTTGCCCGAGGTCGCCAAGCGGTGGGAACCGGCCGCCCGGTCTGAGTTCTTCAAGGACGTCCCGACGTACCTGGCACACTGGTCGTCGGTCCTGCCGGCCGAGATGGTTTCGGAAGGCAAAGCAAGTTTAGCCGGCGCTAAGAAATAGCGGAGAGACACATGGCTGATCGCACGACCCCAACGGGGGTTGAGGACCGTTTTGTCACTACCATCCGCGAGTCGACCAATTCGCGGATGACGGATCACGAAATCAGCTTCATGCTGGCCACCGCGACCCGTATCCCTAGTCTGTTCCTGGCCGCCAAGTCCCAAATCGAGACTGACCTGTTCGGCCCGCACGAGGCGAACTACGTCCTGTACTGGCGGTCCGTTGTAGCCGCCGCGGCCGTTAACAAGGGTGGGTTGCCTCAGGACCCTGTCGCAGCGCGTGAGCTGATCGCCCTGAAGGCGTCGGCGGAGGTCAAGTCTGACCAGGGTCGGACGTACTACACGCCAGCCGTCGAGGACGCCGTCTGCAACCCGGACGACGGCCTGATCGTTCAGGTGTTCAAGCTGCCCGCGGACACCAGCCTGGAGGCGGCTGGGTTCGACCTGCTCGCCAAGTTCATCACCGAGCGTGAGGCGAACGACCCGTTGCGCCAGGCGTTCGCCGGCATGTCCGCCGGTGAAACGCTGATCGACACGACCGGGATCATCAACATCCTGGAGAAGCACCGGGCCAAGATCTCCGGCCTGAAGCGTGACCCAGGATCCGACATCTTCGAGGACCTGGGCGACGAGCTCCCGCCGGGCCCGAATATCTTCACGACCGGACTGTCGTGTCTGGACGAGCTGATGAACGGCGGTCAGGCGACGCAGGAGTGCTACGTCATGCTGGCGCCCACCGGTGCCGGTAAGACGGCCATCGGGTGTCAGATCGCGATCGAGGGCGCGATGATCCAGTCGGCCATTGCCGCCGACCAGGGTCCGGACAAGGCTGGCAACTGGTACTACTTCAGTTGGGAGTTGAATAAGAAGCAAGTCCAGCCGCGCGTCTACGGCTACACGGCCCGCATCCACGCCGACACGTTCAAGGTGGACCACTTCAACCCCAGCGGCCGACGATTCTCCACCGCCGACGACCCGACCTCGCTGAAGGAGTACGAGTACGACCCGTTCGTGAACTCACCAGGCAACCCAGTCCGCGGCGAGCGTGAGCGGTACCGCGAGATGATGATGAAGATGTCCGGCTACAACTGCCGGTTCAAGTTCGTCGACTACTCCGGCGAGGAGCACGGCTGCGGCATGGGCGGGCTCGAGGAGGCGGTGGCGTACGTCCACCGTGAGGCGAGTCGCGGGAAGGTCATCAGCGGCGTCGTCCTCGACTGGGCCGGACACTGCGTGAAGCGTTACTTGAGCGCGAAAGGTGCGAAGTCGTCCGAAGAGTACTCCATGCTGGACAGCTTCGTGGACCACGCACGGTTTCGCATCGCCGTGCCGATGAACTGTCCCGTGTGGGTCTTCCACCAGCTGCACGGCGACCACACGGCCTCCAGCAACCCGACGGTCGCCCACCACTCGGCCGCCCGCGGTGCGCGTAACTTCGCCGACGCCGCAGACTTCGCTATCCAGATGACGAAGTACAACGACGCTACCGGGATGTTGTCGATGAAGGCCACTAAGCACCGCCGGGCTCCTGGTCGTGAGGACCCGGTACTCGTCCGGTTCGACGGCCGGTTCGGCGCGTTCCGTACGCCGGACGACTCCTACGTGATCGAGAAGGGTACGGGCAGGATCGTTCCCAAGGACGCGTATGATTCTTTCGAAGTCCGTAAGGTCTCGTCGCGACGAGCCGTGGACCCTCGCATCACAATCGACTAACCCAGATGACATGAACACCCCACAGGACGTCGACTACGTCCTCAATCCGACTCTGCTGTCGCTCATCGAGCGGGCCAACTTCGGCCCCGTTCACGTGATCAACCGCGGCGACCCGATCCAGGGGTATTACGAGAAGCAGGCCGACGGCACTGAGCGACTAGTGATTCTGGAGCGTGGCGAGTCGTACATCACCGACTGCCCGTTCTGTAACGACAACCGCCAGAGGCTCTCGGTGAACCACTACTTCGGCGTCAAAGACCCGCGGACCGGGTATTACAATAAGAACCTCTGGAAGTGTTACAACGAGGAGTGTCAGAGCCAGTTCGTCAACCGTCAGAAGCTGTACGACCTGATCTTCTCGGTCCACGTCGGACCCTCGGCCATGAAGATCCGCCCGCCGCGAGTGGCACCGAAGCGGGCCGTTAAGCTAGAGCCATGCGAGTTCCCCGGGATGATGGTTAAGCTCACAGAGCTGGACTACGACCACCCGGCCCGCACCTACCTCGAGACCGACCGGGCGTTCGACCTGGACGAGTTGGTCGACCTGTGGGAGATCGGGTTCGCCCTCCACATGCCGGCTAGGCAGCGGGGCGCTATGGCTCAAGGCCGTATCATCATCCCGGTGTATCAAGACGGGGTGATGGTCGGCTGGCAGGCCAGATACGTGGGTGAGGCCGACTGGAAGGCCATCGGCCAGCCGAAGTACCTGACGTACTACCCGAAGAGTCAGGTCGTGTACGGTCTGGATCGCACCAAGGACTCGCCGTACATCGTCCTGGTCGAGGGGTGTACCGACGTGTGGCGGTTCGGGCCCGGGGCCGTGGCGCAGTTCGGCCACGACCTGTCGCCGCACCAGGCTGAGTTGGTTTGTAAGGTGATTGGCGACCGGCCCTTCGTGATCATGCCGGACATGGACGATCCGAAGTCGGTCGACTTCTTTTACAAGAGTGCTGGACGGCTCCGGGAACGCGGGTATAAAGGGGTTACGGCCGTAGCCCCTCTTCCTAAGGGCAAGGACCCGGCCAACCTCACGCGAGCTAAACTTCACAAGATCGTACAGCAGTCAATCGAAGCAGCTCGTCGACTGGAGCAGGAGCATGTGTCGTAAGAAGTTTCGTGACGACGAGGTCGCCGGGTGCACTGAGTGTGGCCGGCCCAAGCACCCCAAATCCGACCGTTTCTGTATCAAGTGTCTGAAGAACTACAAGCACAAGATCGTCAACTGTTGCAAGAGTTGCGGGCGCGACACGTACAGCGTCGATTACTGTAGCGAGTGCGTCGGCGAGTAGTTTAAGGACGCGTATGCTGAATAAGACGACGCTGGACGTTCAGTCGGCGACCATCCGAACGCGCATGTTCGGTGGTCAGTCGGCGGACGACATAGTCCGGGACATGCCCATGCTCCCGGTCACCGCCCCGTTCCTGTCGTTCACCGGCTGGGATGTGGTGCGGCAGGCCGGCCAGCTGGGGGACGAGGTCGAGGCCCCGGACCCGGCCGTGCGGACTACCAAGAAGGTTACGGTCCGGCCCGACGGTCCGTACCTCACGGCTCTGGTGCGACAGCTGCTGTACTACAACGGCATCTACCTGAGCGTGTACGGGATGCCGACCGACCAGAACCCGGTGCAAATGACGGCGGGGGTGCACAACTGCGGGACGAACATCGTGTTCGGGCCCAATCCGTCCCGGCTGATGGTGATCGGTAAGAATCTCACCCCGAACGAGCTGGCCACTGGCAACCCGTTCAGTGGGAAGAGCAGCGTACCGCTGTGGGAGTCGTGGAAGGAGTCGGGGATGCCGGCCCCGTGCCCGGAGCTCCCTGTCTTCTTCACCAACCTGGTGCGGTTCGCCCCGCCGCTCCATCTAACCAAGAAGAAGTTCCCGAAAGACTGGATCGCGCTCGGCACCCACCTCCTCCAACAAGAGTTCGCCGCCTGCCGGCCTGAGGTTGTGTACGTGCTCGGGGCCGACGCCTTGAAAGCCGTACTTGGTCCCAAGGCCAAGGTGGAGGACTACCGCGGCCGGGTGGCGACGTGGACGGTGGACTGCCGTGCGACGGCGGACGACCCGGCCGACCTTCACACGGCTCACCTGGTCGTAACCGACAGCCCGTCGCGGGCTGCAGCTGAGCCGGACATGTACCCGGCGCTACTGCATGGGACCCGGACCGTGGCCAAGCTGCTGGGTTACGGCTCGGCTGCGACCGAAGCCGTGCCGCTCGACCATCGGGCGGTGTACACCTACGAGGAGTTGGTTCAGGCGGTCAACGAGTCCGTCAAAGCCAGCTCGGCAGGCGGGTACATCTCATTTGACGCCGAGTGGGAGGGCCGACACCCGTCGTACCCGGACTCGTACTTGTACACCCTCCAGTGGTCGCACGCTCCAGGTCACGCGCGAGTCGTGTTCCTGCGGCGGTGCGGCGGTGCGGTCAACCCGGCTCTCCCCTTGGACAAGGTCAGGCCGCTACTGAAACGACTGTTCGAGGGCGCACCACGACGTGGAGCCAGGCTGGTCGGCCACTTCGCCAAGTCCGACTTGCCGTGGCTCGACTCGATCGGTGTCGACGCGTACTCCAACTTCGTGGCCCCGGACCACGACGACGAGCTTCAGTGCTGGGACAAGACGTACTTCGAGGGCGGGTTCGACACGTACATAGCGGCCCACGCGACCGAGGAGACGGGGATCCACAAGCTGGAGGTGTTGGCCGCCAGCATTCTCGGCGTTCCCAGGTGGGACGCAGACGTGCTTGAGTGGAAGAACACTTACTGCCGCGAGCAGAAGATCTCCAAGTCCAAGTTGAAGGGGTACGGCAACTACCCCGAAGACCGGATCCTGCCGTACGCCGCGTGGGACTGCGACGCGACCGGCCGCTTGTACCTGTACTACAACGGCGACCCTAAGAAGGGCACCCGTGGGCTGCTCGACAAAGACCGGTTCGGCAACTCGTCGCGGAAGATCTTCAGCATCCGGATGCGTGCGTGGGGCGCGTGGGCGTCGATGGAGCGGTACGGTATGGAGGTCGACACGACCGTCCACCACGAGCTCCGCGAGGTTGTGTCCCAGAAGCGGGACGAGCTGATCGCCCGGCTACGCGAGGAGCTGTGCTGGCAGGAGGTGCTCGACGAGCGGGGCAAGGTGAAGTATCACGCCTTCACCCCGAGCAAGCGCTCTCACAAGGTGGAGTTCCTGTTCGGCGAGGACTACAACAAGAACTCCGTAAGACCCCCCGGTTCCCTGTCATTATATCTCACCCCGTACAAGGCCACTAAGGCTCACGACGAGGCGTTGTGGGACAAGGCGCTGTGGCGGTACGAGCAGAACGGGGGCGAGCCGCCGAGTCCGGCTGTGGACCAGGAGTCGATCACCCACCTGTCCCGACAGCACGATCTGGTCAAGCTTCTGCGTGACATTGAGTTCCTTAGCACCTCAATGAAGATCCTCCTCCGTCCGCCCAAGGAACTCGTTGCGGGCAAGGTCGATGAGGACGAAGAGGACTACGATGACGACGCCGCACCCGTGGACGAGAACGACGTCATCGAGGTCCACGAGAAGGGGCTGCTGGCCGCAGTAGCTCCCGACGGGCGGGCGCGGTCCATGTTCGGTCTGGCTGAGACGGGGCGGGCCAGGTCCGGCGGCGGGCTGAACCTGCAGAACATCACCGGGGCCAAGGACGAACAGTTCGACCGGATCCTCAAGTGGGGCAAGTTCGCGGAGAAGGGTACTCCGGAGAGTAAGCGCAAGTTCGTGTCCAAGTCGGTGTTCAAAGCCCGTCAAGGCTGGTACCTGGTAGACGCCGACTTGAAGGGTGCCGAGATCGCCATCGCCGCTTGGTTCTCTGGCGACCCACTACTGATCGAGCACGCCAGGCGTAACAACCTGCCCGAGAAGCACCCGGAGTGGCTCGATCTTCACTCCGACCTGGCTAAGGCGGCGTTCAACCTGAGCTGCTCGCTCCCGGAGATCAAGGAGCACTACAAGCCGCTGCGCGTCGCCGCCAAGCGCTCGCGATTCGGTCACTACTACGGCGCCAGTCCGGCCACGATCCTCAGGCAGGTGCTTGAAGAAGGTGCTAACGAGGTGACCCTTGAGCAGATCGAGGCGATCGTCGAAGGCCACGACCGGATGTACCCGGTGCTCGCGCGGTTCTTCGCCGAGTGTCGGGCCAGGGCCAAGTCGCCGGGGTGGTTGGCCAACTGCTTCGGGAGCCACCGCCGGTTCCGGCGGTCGACCGAGGAGAAGATCACCGAAGCCCAGGGTCGTGAGGCTCAGAACTGGTCGTGTCAGGGTCTGGTGGCGGACGCGATGAACACAGGCATCGGCAACTTGTGGTACGCGATCCATAAGCTGCAACTCCGCAGTCGCATCCTACTGTCTGTACACGACTCGATCGTCGTCGAGTCGCCCCCTGACGAGGTCGAACTGTTCGCCGACGACGAGAACGGGCTGATCGCAAAGTGCTTCTCGAAGGACGTGGCGATCGTGCCCACCGACCTGGACGGTAAGCCGATCACGACCCGCGGTCCGTACCACTTTGGCGTGTCGATCGACGTGTTCCGCAGCTGGGGCGTCCCTGTCTCCCGGGAGGAGTGGCAGACGCACGCCGCGGCGGAAAAATCTAAGGTTACTACTGGACGCTGAGCTCCCTAGCTAATAGAATGGCGTAACGTAAATTACTACAGCTTGCATTAGCTAAAACCGAGTTCCAGTTTCCCGCAGAGGCAGACAATGTCGTTGTTTGGCAAGAAGAAGACGTACAACTTCAACACCGATTTCCTCCCCGGCAAGGACAAGAAGTTCGAGCACCTCTCCTACATCATGCAGAAGCCCGGGGCGGTCAACGCCCGCATGGTGCTGCAGAAGGGCGGCGCTACGATCGTCCCGCTCCCGTACCCCGTCTTCGACGAGAGCGTGACCCCCAACCGGCCGACTGGTGAGGTCGAACCTGACCGCAACAACGAGGAGGAGTCCCGCGACTACGGGCAGTGGCTCTTCTCGGCCGAGGGCGTGCTCAAATTCGGCAAGACCCAGGTCACCCTCCTGTTCGACAACCCCGAGGGCATGTTGAAGCTGGATCACCCGATCCACGCGATCAACCACGCTGTCTCGCAGGTCATCATGAACAAGACCGTCGTCGAGACGCCCTTCGGGTCGTCCGAGTCTGACGGCTGGGTTACGTTGGCGAAGGGCGACGGCGGCAAGGTTTACGGGTGCCTCCCCCGGCCCGAGAACCTGCTCCTGTGCTACGCAGCCATCTACAAGCTGGGCGAGGAGGACTTCGGGTCGGCGGCTCTGGGCACCGCGGCCGAGGACCCGCCGTACGTCTTCGTGATGAGCCGGTCTACGGGGCTTCAGTTCCTGACCGCCCTGGACGAACACCGGGATGTGACCGGGTCGGCGGTGTGCCACTTCTACGACCGCAAGGCGAACGTGTGTCAGGCCCGGTCGAACGCCGAGCGGGCCAAGAATGACACCAGCAAGTTCGGCGGCCGGCGGTCGGTCCCGATGCAGGGTCCGGCGTCGGAGAAGACGGCTGGCTACGACGTGTACGTCAGTGAAACGATCGACGGCATGCCGACGTCCTACCGACCGTCGCAGCACCGCGCTCAGTTCAACCGGCTGGCGCGGGAGAAGGTCAAGCCCTGGTCCGAGGTGCTCAAGGGTCATACGCCGGACGAGTGCGCCTCGGTCGTCGCCAAGGTGTGCGGCCTGCCGATGTCGCTCCTCTACCACGCCTGGAGCAACCACCCCGAGTGGTACCCGCCCCAGCTCCAGGAGCGGCTCCGCAACCCGCGGACGGTGACCATGAACCCGCCCGCCAACCGCGGTCGCACCAGCATGCTCGACGCCCCGCCGCCTACGCGTTACCAGGCGCCGCCCGAGGCGACGAAGTCGGACGACGACTTCCCGGTGCCCACCTCGACCGAGTCGTTCGACGACCACCCTGACCAAGGGTATGAGGGCGGCGACGAGGGCGTCGACCAGGCCGAGTACGAGGCCGCCAACCGCAAGTTCCGCGAAGCCGCCGCTCAGCGTAATCGCCCCCAGTAACGGGCGATTCAGCAAACCCATCGACGACGCCTACCCCAATAAGGTGGGCGTCGTTTTTCGTCGCAATTAACGCATCAGCACAGCAGGATTTATGGCACGTAAGCGACAAGCGGCGGTGGACGACACGGACGCGATTCTGTCCTTTCTGGGCGAGCAGGCGCGCAAGCGGGCCCTGACCCACGGGTACGACACAGCCCGTGAGATCATCGCGGCCGACATCGGCATCCGCCTGCCGTACCTTTGTCACCGATACATGCTGCAGCGGAACACCTACCCGCTGGAGCGTGTCACTCTGGTCTTTGGGCCGCCGAAGTCTAACAAGTCGGCGTTCATGTTCTGGCTGTTCGACCTGTTCACCAACCCGCGGTACGGCACGATCAAGTACGGCCGTTACTTCCACATGGAGACGGAGGGCAAGGACACCGCCGAGATGCGGTTCGCCCTGACCGGGTACCGGGACGAGGTCGGCGACTCGTTCGCGTGCTCGTCTATGGACCAATTTCAGACCCAGACGAAGGAAACCGTTGAGTGGTACAAGGACGTCATCGTCAAGAACGAGAAGGTCGGCAGCCGGCTCCCACTGATCATGGGCATCGACAGCCTCACCGCGTCAATGACCGGTGACGCCCAGAACGTGATGGCTAAGAACGACGGCGTGGCCGGCCGCCGGTTCGCCGACGAGGCGCGATCCCTGTCTGACTGGTTCAAGGTCGTGCCGGGGTACCTCCAGGGTTACCCGCTGTCCCTGGTCGGCATCACGCACGACAAGCCAGTCAAAGACCCGCGGACCGGCATCGTCACCCACCGGGCCCCCGGCGGCGAGTCACCCACCTACGCCGCGACCTACAAGATCCTGATGCAGAAGGTGGCCGGCATCCCGCAGGGCAAGTCGGGCTGGGCCGGCAACCGCATCAAGTTCAGCCTCCACGCCAGTGCGCTCGGCGTCGACAAACTCGGGTTCGAGGCCGAGATCGGGTTCCGTAAGGCACTACGCAAGAACGCCGACGGCGAGAGCATTCTCGTGCAGGAGGCCGGCTGGAACTGGCACAAGGCCAGTATCGAGCTTCTGGCCAACCTGGGTAGCCAGGTGAAGAACTGCGGCGCCCGGAACGAGGCCGTCAAGGACATCCTGGGCCCGATCTCCAAGCAGACCGGCGGCAAGTTCTCCTGCGTCAAACTCGGTGTCAGCCCGTCCGAGGCGATGCCGGCCACCCAGCTCGGTGAGATCCTCGAGTCCCGGGTCGACATCCTCAGCCAGCTCGAGCCGGCCCTTGGCATCACCTACGGCCGCGTGTTCGACCAGTCGATGGAGTACGTAGATCAGGTGGCGCTGGCGAAGAAGGAGTCGCACAAACTGACCCCGATCGCCGAAGTCGAAACCGCCGACTCTGTCGTGGACGACACGTCCACCCCCAACGAATCGGCCTCCGAGGAGGAGTAATGGACGATGACGTGCCGGAGATCCCCCGGCGAAAGTTCAACCAGGCCGACTACAAGCTCCGTGAGACTCGACGCCTGGAGGACCGGATTAGTCGCAAGCTCTGTGACCTGTACGCGATCAACTACTACGAGGTCCGTAAGCAGCATGGAGACGGAGACGTACTTACGCTGGCGGGCGTCTCGCAAGCTACTGGGTCACGGCCCCTGACGCTGCTGACGCCCGCGCCGGACCAGATGCTGAAGTTGTTTACCAACTTCGAGCAGTCGAACCTGTACGTCGCTTACCGCGAGGCGGCCGACCTGTTCCCTAGGCGTGACCGGCTGAACCTGTGCGGCGTGTTTAAGTGGGTCGGCTGGCCGTACATGACGATCGGACTGATCAGCCACGACTACTACCTGGACCCGTACCGATCGTGCGGCAACTATGAGTGTACGTGCCTTAGTCATGAGCCGACGGACTCGTTCTTCAGCAGTTGTTCGACCAACGTGCCACAGATGCTGTTCCCGTACAGGAAGGACTGCGACTACCTGTATCGACTCGTGCCTCTGGACCGGGGGTACCGGGACCTACACTGAATTTCCCTCGGATTCTCGTCATAATTAGATACGAGGTATGCCATGTCGGCGTTAGCCGCCGCCCGTACTATCCAGGTCACGGATGAGCTGCAGTCCGAGATCAAGGAGTTGACGGCGGAGATCAACGCGGACGAAGCGTCCGCGATCGACTCCATGTACAAGATCGGCTTGCGGCTGTTGGGTATCGTCACCGACCGGACGGGTCGGTACGGCGCCAACCCGCACGCCGCTCTCAAGAAGCTCCTTCCCCTGTCGAGGGACGGCATCCGGCCTTACCTGAAGTTGGCGCAGGCGTTCGACCCACAAGAGATTGAACGCCTCAAGTCGTACTCCAACCCGGAGACCGGCGAGCGTCTTAACCGCTCTCACGTCGTCGCTCTTACCCGTGTGTCAAATGACAAAGCACGGGTGTGGGAGTTGGCGGAGTGGGCGGTCGGCGGCGGTAAGTCTACGAAGTCGTTGGTGAAGGAGGTGATCACCCGGGCCGGAGGGCCCAAGAGCCAGGGTGGGCGGAAGCCCAAGAAGTCGACGTCCGCGTCCGAGTGCGTTGATGACGTTTTAGCGCGTACGAAAACGTACGAAAACGCCGCCCGGCAGAGCTGGCTGGGCGACGGCGGACTCCTCGACCTCTACCAACGGGACCTCCGGCAGAACAGCTGGCGGCCGACCCGCGAGTTCGTCGCCCGCGTCAACCAGGCGCGGGCGCAGGTCGAGGCTTTGGCTCTGGTGAACGCCGCGCTGATGCGCGACCTGTCTGCTCTGGCGGCCAGGGCCGACGCACAGCTGCGTCCGAAGTCCATTCTCTAGCCGCGAGGAGGAGATGAACAACCCGTTCGCCTCCACGGCGAAGAGACGGGACAGGGTATTTAAGGAGATAAGCGACGAGTTGCGGTTCACCGCCAAGGTCATCTGGGACGCCAACTTAGTCTCGCAGGTGGTCGCTCGTCTGCTGAAGGTCCTCCCGAAAGGCTGTCGGTACGACGCCGTCCACCGTTCTCTGGCGACACTGCTGGGGACGGCGGTGAGAGACGACGTCAACCGACAGTTAGCCTGGGCGGTGGCGGCCAACTACAAGACGCTGCGTAGCGGCGGACTTGTGTGGCCGCCCACCCTTCCCGGTGAGAAGACCAGGGTCACACTGACCGTGACCGCGGCGCGCAAGCTCCCGCGGCGGTCGACCGACAAGCCTGGGCCTGGGTTTCGGGTGCAATACCGTCTCCGTGTGGTTGAAGGGCCGTACGCGCCGCGCGAACTGGACGTGGTCTGGTCGTCGCGGCTCGTTCGGTATTTAGCGTTGAAGACTGGGGGGTTGGGCTTCACCAGCGCCATGCTCGACGCTCGTCGGCCTGGCGCGAAGTTGTACCAACACTGGTCGACTCTGGTCGGTATGTTCCTACATGCCGACCTGTCTGCTGCGGATGGTAGGCCGAAGCTGGACGACCCGAGGTGTAGCAGTCGTTTGCAGGAGTTCAACCGCGGGTTGACCGACATGCGGTGGCGGGTCGGGTATGTGTGCCCGTTCGAGTACGCCCACCCGTGCCACGAGTGTGAGAAGGGACAGGACGCCTGTCCCGCAGCGTGTAGACCGGTCACGCTGCGAACAGAGTACTGTCCCGCGTGTAGGCGGGACGTCAGGTTCGACCCCGCGTGGGCCGGCGGCGTGTGTACGTCGTGCGGCTCCCAGGCGGCTCGATCTGGCCTACGTCGGCCGTTGCTGTGATGGCTGGCGTTACTAAACTTTTACCAAAACGATGGAGCGATTATGCCCCCGGCTCTGCCCGACGTTCACCCGATTTCCCGCATGCGGTTCAAGCGGATCGACGCTACGCCGGACGACCCGAAGGTGGACCCCGACTACCAGACCCTGATCCACGTCGGCCCCGGCGCGTACCGGCACGACCAGCTGTTCCGGTACTTCCACTTCGCCTGGAACGTCTGGCGTGGTGAGATCAAGTGGTCCCAGGAGCTCGAGTTCTGGCTGCCGTGGCATGACCCGTCGAAGACCGACGGCAGCCTCCTGACGTGCAAGGGCTGGGTCGGCCAGGACCCGAAGGCGTACCCGCCGTACGTCACCGGCAAGACCAGCACCAAGGACTGGGACGCGTGCGGCATCGGGTACGTGGCCCAGCTCGGCTGGCCGGACCTGACCAACGACCAGCAGTTCGACCACAGCTACCTGTGGGACTTCGAGTACGACCACAAGGAGCTGCGGATCGGGATCTCCAAGTGGAACTCCAAGAACCTGGAGATCCCCGGCTGGACCTTCCCCGTCCAGCCGTACGAGCGGGCCAAGGAGGAAATCCTGTCGCGGTGGAACCTCCACTACCTGGAGATGACCAACCGCCGGTTGGCGAAGGAGGCGGCCCAGTAACCCGGTTGACGACCGGCCTGACTCGGGCTAACATGAACGTACGCCGAACCCCGGCGTACGTTTTTTAGTCGTTAGGAACCGCATGTTACAGATCCGCAAGCACAACCGGGCCTACACCCCGGCTCGGGACATCGTCCAACTCTTCCCGAACGTGATCGGTCAGCAGGCGTGCAACGGCCTCGCTCGGCACTCCTGGCCGAAGGCGTTGGCGGCTTACGCGAAGCACTGTCAGTTGGACGACAAAGACCTCATCGCCGCGGCCCAGGCGCTCGCTAAGTTTGTGATGCAGGTCACCAGCTACGCCAACACCGACATCCCTACCGCCTACGTCAACGCCGGGATGGACAAACTTGCTCCGGCCGCCCAGTTGGCCCTCATGGCCTCGATCGGCGCCGCGACGCTCGACACGTGGGTTCACTGCGCCCGCGGAGCGACCCAGATGGGTCAGAACCCGCACGGGACCGACCAGCTTGCTGCCTCCCTGGAGCGGACTACCAGCGTCTTCGGTGCGGCGACTCAGGGCGCCAGGCAGCGTGCCGCCGACGACGTCAACCGAACTACTACGCGCGTCATGGGAGACAACGACCCCCTCGCCGGCGAGTAGTCATGAAGTATTTCGACCCGATCGTCGCGATGACGTGGGTTGACGAGTTCGGTAAACTTCCACGGAACTATTTGGCCGTGGACACCGAGACGTCGGGGGTCGACCCACGGCAGGACTACATCCTTCAACTGGGCTTCTGTAAGGTCGCTGACAGTCAGGCCAAACTGTATGGTTCTCTGACGATCGACTGGACCCAGGTGCTCAATCGGAGTCAGCTGCAGGACCTGGAACGCCGCATGGACGGCGCTCGGACTGCGATGCAGAAACGTGGCAAGCAGTACGACTGGACTATCGACTCACTGACGAAGCACGGCAAGCACCCCAGGGAGATCGCCAAGCGGTTTCTGGCTCAGGTCGGCGACGACTGGGCGTTCGCAGCCCACTATGGGTTCCTACTCGACTACCCGATCATCGGTAAGTTCCTACAGCAGTACGGCGAGAAACCGTTCGCGCCGGAACTCGAGAAGATGATCGACACAGGTCTGTTGGTTAAAGCCGGCTTCATCGGCGTCTCTCCCGAGCAGCATGAAGACATGATGAGCTACGTGAAGCGGGTGGACACAGTTCGCGCTGCACCCCGACACAGCATGGAGCACTGCGTCGATTACTTCGACTTGGTCAAACAGGGCGCGGTTAAGAAGAACCTTCACGACGCCGGCTACGACGCCTGGTGCGTCCACCTCCTGGTCGAGAAGATGCGGTCGTACGTCCCGGAGCACATGCGATGACCGGTCGGAAGGTGATGGGGGTCGACCCCGGCGGGCACGGCGCCTTTTACGAGTTGGACGAGGTCGACGGTAAGTGGGTGCCTGGTCGGTACCTGCTCATGCCGTTCGAGGAGTCCGAGGCTCGGGTCAAGGACGTCGACGTCTCCGCCGTGATCGACTTCATCGCCGATACGCACTACGACTTGATCGTCTTGGAAGATGTCGGCTACATGCCGAGCGGCGAGGGTGGTACGGGGTTCAAGGGTGGGGCGTTCACCGCCTGTATCCTGACCTCCCGCGTTCGAGACCTACTCGGAATGTTTAAGACCCTGAACCGACTCAAGCGTACCAGCGATGAGTGTCGGATGGTGCGGACGCTGACGTGGCAAGGGGCCTTGGGGATTAGGTTGATGCGGATCGCCAAAGAGAAGCGTGAGAAGCGGAAGAAGCGGATTAAGGCCGCCGTACTCACCTGGGTCCAGACCGCCTACCCTGACGCTCAGTTGGTCCCGCAGGGTTGCCGCGTCCCCCACGACGGGCTTGTCGACGCCCTGGCTATGGCCCACTACGCCGCCACCCAACTGCCGGACAACAACATCCTGCCGACCGTCGTGAAGAAGGGACGTAAGAAGAAGTGATCCCCGAAGCCCGCTACGTAGGGTCTACCGAGCTCCCCTGGGAGGAGGGCAACCACGACGGCCCTACTATCTACAACGACGACTTGAGCCCGGTCGGGCGTAAAGCCTCCTGGACCCTGACCGGGTTGTCCGGCTCTCACAAGTTTTTTACCCATCAACTCCTGCTGGCTGCAGGCACCACGCCGGACCCGGTGGAGGTGTACTGGGCCGAGAACAACCTCCCGGCCAACGAGTCGTGTTACATCCTTCAAACATCCCGACCCGTGTTCGGCGGCCTCCCCGACCCGTACAGTCGTATCGTCTTCGCCTGTCCGGACGTTCACGCCCCTGGTCTATTCAAGTACCTGGATCGACTAGCCGTCTGCTCCGCCGGCCGTCCGATGTTCGACTCTTTGCGTCAGAACATCTACATCGTCGACTGGCCGATGGTGGATAGTATGTCCGTTGTACCGCAGAAGCCGCCGGTGGTGGTGGCCGCGGTGTGGGGAGTGGAGTGGGCCGACTCAATGGTTTACTTCAAGCAGTCGAGCGACTTATGGACGAAGCCGTTCACCCTGGTCAAGCGGACCAAGCCCCCCATCAAACAGCCCAAGTGACCGACATGGAATTTACTCTTCTAGTTCAGTGGTCGAACACGTCGCCCGTAGAGACTTTCACGTTCCAGACCGGTGAAGCGCTGATCGCCAAGTTCCGGGAGGTCAAGGCGCGGGCCAAGGCCGATCGCCTGACGCGGGAAGGCGTTCGCGTTTGGGCGTTCTACGGCCGCCAGGTGAAGCTGACGCCGGACAAGATCTTCCTGCCGAACCAGGACCAGGTCTGGGGGTGGGTCGATGTGGACGAAGTCCCCGGCTCGTTACCGGAGTACGCCGGAGCGATTTTCCGCTAAATTGTCAGTCAAGTGCTGTCAATATAGATGCGCCCGAGAGAGTGTTGAATTGGAATCTAGGGTGGGCGCTAGGAAATCCTCGATGAACGTGCGCGCTGTCAGTGGTAATCGGTCGAAGGTCAGCACCGGCCCCGGACGGATCCTGCCGGTCAACCTGCACTCGCAAGACGGTCCCAGCCTCCTGGACGCTGAGAAGCAGCGGAACTCCGCCTTCATCTCGGTCATCCAGGCCCGCCTGTCGTGCGGCCCCCTCTACACCCCAGGCTGGGAGCAGTACTGCGCCGTCGCGTACGTCAACGGCGACCTCGACACGTACGGCGGTCCGGACGTGCTCGGTATGCCCAAGGTGTCCAACAAGTTCGGCCTGCTGACGGTCGGGTTCACCGGCCGCGTCGCGGTCCGCGGCGACCGGAAGACGGAGGAGGTGCTGGCCGTGTACACGCCGGTACACGTCCTCGACGCCAGCAGCAAGTACGTGGCCGTTACCGGCCACCCGCAGGTGCGGTGCTTCCACCCGCCGAGCGAGGCCCCGCACCAGTTCCCGTACTACCCCCCGTTCCACCTCGAGCAGGAGTGGCGCTGGGCGCACTCGGCCGCGTGTCTGCTGATGCAGCTCACGCACACCCTGGCGACCACCCACGGTGAGCCGTCGGCCGACCCATCGGCCCAGGTCCGTGCGCCGTTCCTGGCGATCGAGCGGGTTGACGACAGCGGCGTCGAATCGTATGCTGCCGTCACCGACAGCACGGCTCCGGCTCTGAACGCTGACGGCAGCGTCGACCGCAGCAAGTACTTCTACGACTTCTCGAACGTGCCGACCGGCATCGACCGTCGCCGCCACTCGACGGCCGTCCCGACGTCGCTCCACTGGATGATCCAGCGGGCGCACGTGCGTTGCCCGAACCAGCAGTTGGGCGACATCAAGTGGCAGTACGCCGTGTAAGCCGGCGCGTGAAAAGAAGGGGCACACCCCTTCTTTTAGTCATCAGGAGTGTTTTGACCGTGTCAGACGAATACAACGACGACATCCAAATCATCGACGAGGACGGCGTTCGGCGTCGACTCACCACTAGTGAGTACGCTGAAGAAGAAGAGTTCTCCGACGACGAGCTCAGTCGTTTCGGCAAGTCGGATGTAATGCGTCTTCCCCGCTCCTACCGGTCCGAGTCGTCTGGCATCCCTATCGGCCGCCCCCCGGAGTTGGTGCGCGGCAACGTCATCTACATCGACCCTCCGCTGGACGGCAACGGACCGCCGATTGCGGCACTGACGATCGACGACCTGAACGACCCAGACATCGTCACCGCCACGGCCAAGTACGCCAGCAACCCGACGATGGACACTCCGGACGAAATCAAGGATAAAATGGTGGCGGCTTACACCGAGGCGGCCCGGATGAAAGCCGCCCGCAAGCGCGCCGCCAAGTCGTCCAAGGCAGCTACCAAGCCGGAACCAACTCAGACCGCGTGCGTGGTCGTAGACGATAAGAAGAATGTGGAGGAGGCGATTCAGATGGCGAGCTTGGTTGACGTCGAGTGGGACTACGGGCCGTATCAGGTGACTGCGGGTTACACCGAGGTCATCATCAATGACAACATCGTTGTTTTAGCCATGTCGGACGCGGCCAAGGCCGCCGGCATTCACATCCCGAAACCGCAGGACGAGTCGATCCGCCTGACGCCGGCCAACCCGGAATACGGCGTCGACAGCTTGTGGGTTTTTCCGACCGGCACCAGTTTCACCCACAACGGCTACACGTACGCGGTATTGTTCATCGACCGCGACAAGCAGTAAACTACGCGCTGAGAGACGTCAGAGGGCTAAAGCGTGCCGATCCCGGTTCCCGGCCACCCCCAGATGGGGACTTCGTTCGACGCAATCGCGCCGTTCCAGGACCCGTTCGCCGACCAGGCGTCGGTGGCCATGCCGATCAGCATCCCCGCGATGCTGCGGCACGCTGAATTCTTCGCTGTAGCCGACCCGACCTTGTACGCAGCCTACAAGCGTGTCGCCGCTCACTTCTTGACGGAAATCGAGATTACTGGCGACGAGGTCGGGACCGACGAGAAGAAGGAACAGAAGGCGTACCTGGAAGACACGGTCGGCGTTCTCCCGTTCATGCTAGAGGCCGGTCTAAGTACGCTGATCTACGGCAACGGCTACTTCAGTGTGCTGCCTCAGTTTGTCCGGTATGTGGTCTGTCAGAATAAGTTCAAGAACGGGCGGTATTGCGGCTCGAGTTGGCGACTGCAAGAGTTCCAGTCGCAACCGCTGTTCAAGTACAAGTGGCGTAACGGTATCGCCGGGTACTGTCCGGCGTGCGGCTTTAGTGGTGTGTTCCATGACAAAGACCGTCCGCCGCGTGACGAAGTGGACGAGAGCGCACCAGTCATTCTGAAGTCGTGGAACCCGCACGACATTCGAATCAACTACAACGCCCACACGGGTCAGACGTTGGCTTTCATCTGGGTCATCCCGGCCCAGGACCGCACCGAGATCAAGCAGGGGTTGAACCCGCTGGTCATTGCCACCACCCCGTGGGATTGGGTGATGGCGGCCAACTCGGACATGAACCTACAGTTCACTCCGGACTACATCTTCCACTGGCGCGAGCCGTACATCTCTGGCCTGCGGTTCCAGGGTGTCGGAGTATCGCGGTCTATCATCTCGTACCGGCAGCTGTACCTGACCCGTATGCTGCTGCGGATGAACGAGGTGTTGGCCGCGGGTCACGTCGTCCCCATGCGTGTCATCTCGCCGGCTAATACTGCCGGACGCAGTGACGAGGGCGACATTCTTCGCACCGGTCACTTGGGTAACGTCCGGGCCCGAACGATGCAATTGGTTGCCAACTGGCGCCAAGACCCGTCCAGCATCGGCTTCAGCCCTATCCCGCTTCAGATGCAGGCGCTGGGGGCTGACGCTCGCAGCCTGATCCCCGCTGACATCATCACACAGAGCCAGGATCAGCTGCTAAACGGTTTGGACGTCCCCACGGATTACTACCGCTGTGCGTTGACTCAACAGAACGCTCCGGTCGGTATCCGTCTCATGGAGAAGACCTGGGCACCGTTCGTACATAGCCAGAACCGTCTTTTGAACTTCATCGGCCGGCGGTGTCAGTACATTCTGAAGTGGACTGAAGCCCAGTATCAGTTCAAGAAGACGACGCTGGTCGACGACCTCGAGAAGTCGCAGCTGAAGGTCCAGATGAGCCAGGCGGGCCTGGTGTCCCGTACCAAGGCTCTGGACGAAGTCGGCGAGGACTTCGAGGAGCAGACCAAGCAGAAGCTCCGCGATCAGATGACGGAGCAGCGGCTTCAGGCAGAGATGCAGGAGGAGGCCGACGCGTTCGGCTTCGCTCAACAGCTTGGCCAGCAGCAGGGCATGCCGCCGGGTATGCAACCTGCCGGCCCCGGCGGTCAGCCGGGTCAGCCTGGCGCAGCTCCCGTCGGCCAGGACCCCAACGCCCAGGGCGCGGCTCCTGCTGGTCCCGGTGGGGCGCAACAGGCTGCGGGCACGCCCGCTGGTAGCGACCCGCTCGCTTCGCTGGTTCCGCAGAACGGGACCGAGATGGACCCGCAGGAGTTCGTCGGGCGAGCTCAACAGGTGGCTAAGTTCCTCATCACGGTGCCCGAGGGTCAGCGCTTCGGGATGCTCAAGCAGATCCGTGAGACGCACGAGTCGTTCCACCAGATGGTCAAGGGGGAGCTCGAGAAGCTGCGTTCTAAGGCCCGTAGTCAGGGTCAGCAGATGGTGCTGAGTCAGATGGGGGCCCAACAGGGTGGTCAACCGGGCGGCCAATAACCGCCCCGTCGGTCTACAACGTACACACGCCTCTACCTACACGGGCGTACTTCTAACCGGTAGCGGAGTGCCGTCGTGTTCCCTCGTCTGTATTGTCCGGTCTGTAGCAACAATGATTTGAAGAACTTCAGGCTCCTGCGTGACCTGACCGACCAGCCGTACGCCGCCGTGTGCAACGACTGTGGGTTGTGCATGGAGTGTAAGTTGACGCCTGATCCGATTAACGTGTATCGGGCGGAAAACTACGACAAGAGTCGGAATAAAGGTGCCGGTGGATCCAGGTGGACGCGGTTCCACCACGACTGCGCCGTCGCCAAGGATCGTATAGAGCAGCTCAAACGTGTTCTACCTACCGACTTCACGTTGGACGACATCGGGGCGTGGAACGACATCGGCTGTTCGAACGGGGCTGTGGGTGTTGTGCTGCAGGGTGTTCTCCCCCACGTGTCGTTTCACGGCGTCGAGGCGGACGAGAAATCTGCCGACGAGGTTCGGGCGCTGACAGGGCTGACCGTTTCTAACCGGGGCTCGACGACGGACTATAAGGGCCTGGTGATTGTGTCGATGTACGACGTGCTCGAACACGTCCTCAACCCGCTCGACATGGTCAGTAGGGCTGTACACACCTGTCGTGCTTCGAGCGTCGGCGGCCTGATAATTATCGAGTGTCCGGACTACGATGACGTAGCCGGGTCGGACGCCGAGTTCTATACTTGGAAACACAGGCGGGTCACGGACGAGGTGACGGAGCACATCTGGCACTTTTCGGAAGCTAGTCTGGAGCGCCTACGACTACGCCTCAACGACGTTCACTCTACCGCTACGGTGAGTCCGGTCTCGTATAGTCGGAACATCAAGGGCCGCCTGCAGGCGGTCTGGCGAGTGGAGCGATGATGAGTTTCCGTAAGAGCATGACGGCTCCGCCCAGCGGGGTCGACTGTTACTGGTTGAAGGTCCACGGCGGCCTGGGCGACATCGTCTGGGTCTACAAGAAGGCCGTGAACTTCGACAAGCCACTGTTCATTTCGATCTCGGAAGAGAACCGCACCCGGCCCCGGCGGTCGGGCTTCCTAGTTGATCACCTGCCTAACGTGGTCGGGTGGAACTTCGACGGTAAGATGTTCTGCCCCAACGGTCAGGACTGGTGTCCCCTCACTGACCCGTCGTGCGCGTACGGGAAGAAGTTCAGCGACCTAAACCTGCCGGTCAATACCCCGGTCCGCCTCGAGTGCAACAAGTGGTTGGAGAACGGCCACCG